GTATATGTTGTCAGGTTCGCGATCAAAGCATAGCAACTGTAGCCATGCCAACTTCAAAGCAGGGTTGTTTAAGGTTAAAGATGCCGAGGCAGCTGAGGAAATTTCGTATTTGATTGACGATTTCAAACCATACCTGCCAGATCATTACAAGAGTCGGTCGTTTGTACTGGCGTTTTTACAGGTATATGATACTGCTGGGTACAACCATGAGAATATGATGCACAAGTTAGAGCTTGTACCTATACGCAGGTGTCCTAATTGCAGGTATTATGTTGAGGAACTAGAGCGTATATACAATTATAAGGTGTCACAGGAGAAGAAACTAAGGTTTAGACAAACCTAACAAGAGGAGGCAAAGTAATGGCAGAAGTAGAGAAGAAATATGTAGTTATGATGGGTGCTGAGGTTATGTTCGGTCCAGAGGCGGATTATGCAAAGGTTAAGGCGTTTGCGGATAGCTTGTCACCTGCGATTAAGAGCAAGTGCACTGTAAAGACGACTACGTCTTCCAAGCCAAGTGCAACTGCAGCACCTGCAACAGCGACACCGGCTACGGCAAAGGCGCCTGCTAGTGCAGCAAAAGAGGCATCGAAGCCGGTTGCACCTGTTGATGGGGATGCTGTGTTTGGATCCTACTTGGAAGGTGGCGGTCCGTCAGACCTTTGGAAGCCCAAAGATGGGAAGAATATAATTAGGATTCTTCCTGTCGGTGGAGTGTTGCCGTCTGATTGGTCAACCCCGTATCCATTCATATTGTCTGGCGTGCACCCGAAGGTAGGGTTGTCGCTGAATGATATGGTGTACTGTGCTAGGCTTACTCACAAGAAGGCGTGTCCTTTGTGCCAGTTTATCTGGAACTTGTATTCATCCAAGGACGAGAACGATGTAAAGTTAGCAAAAAGGATGAAGGCGTACAACCGCGTTATTGCTAACATTATAGACCTTTCTGATGTAGAAAAGGGCGTTCAGAAGTTTGCTTTTGGTAAGACCTTAGCACGTAAGATCTTCTCATACATGGAAGATCCAGAGTTCAAACCCTTATTGGACGCTGAACAGGGTCATAACTTTGTAGTTATCAAGAAGACAGTAGATGGATATCCGAACTATGACGATTCCCGTCCAGAGGTTAAGATTACTCCGCTTTCCTCGATTTACCCGAAGTGGAAAGATGAGGTGTTTGACCTTAGGAAAGAGATAGCGGAAAAGTCTTACGAAGAGCTTGCAGAAGTCCTTGCAAATACCAAGAAAGCCATTATGTCCACCGATCCTGGGGATATCCTTGGCGATCATACGTCCAGAAGGAAACCTAGTGGTGCCGTAGATGGTGATGTGGTAGTTGTAGAGGAATCGGAAGACAGTATACAAAAAAGGCTTAGCGAAATATAAAGACTAACAGGTAAGGAAAGTAAAAGGAGGATGGGCAGGTCGCCTAGCGACTGGATACCCCACCTGCCAATTGGTCTTTTGTGCAACCATGCAAAACTTACATGTTAAGCCTAACTCTACGAAAACTAAGTTTTATGCCAATTGTCCGAACTGTGAAAATACAGGGAGAACGGTTGACACGAAGTTTCATCTTTATATAGTTCCCGGAAGGTTTGCCTATTGCTTCCGGTGTGGTTGGAAGATTTCCTACAGAAGGTTGATAGAACTATATAGAGTAGATGCGTCTGGTCTTAAAGATGACCCCGTAAGGAAGCCTGCCGGAGAATTTGACAAAGACATATCAGAGAACATTATACCATTCGGGGATTCTGTATATTCTACTGGGGCTATGAACTATTTGTTAAAGAGAAAACTGGATGTAGACCTAATTAGTAAAATGGGGATACATCTAGGTACCAATAGGTTGTTTGGTAGAGTTGTGTTTCTTGATCAAAAGAATAGGTACTATGTAGCGCGCGCTTTCCTTAAAGGTTTGGATCCGAAAACGTTAAATCCGCCATCTGGCACCTCTGGTAAACCTCTTATGTACTTTACTAAGCGGGAATATGATACATTGTACTTGGTTGAGGGTTGCTTCGATTCGGTTCCATTCCTGAAGACAAATAGGTCTGCAGTGTGTGTGCTTGGCAAGGATGTTTCGGCAGATCAGATGAAACAACTGAAGTCTGTGTTGATTAAAACTATAATTATAGCTTTAGATAGTGATGCATTTGATGGAGCTAAACGGTTGGCTCAAAGGATTGCTGACGAACTTCCATTGACGAATATTGGTGTGTTAATGTATGATGATAGGGAAGGAAAAGATCCGTCAGATTATGACGTTGAATTGTTTACTAAAACTAGTATTTATTGGGTCAGAATAATGAGCCAAAACTGTATGTTGGAGCGTGTATGAAAGGCAAGTTAAAGCCATATCAAGAGGCAGCAGTTAAGTTTATATTGGATAGACCCAAGTCTGCCCTTTTAATGCCAACTGGAACTGGGAAAACGATTGTAGCGTTGATGTATTTGAAGGTTTTAGACAAGCCAGCCATGATTATATGTGAGGCGTCTAAGAAGCACATATGGATAAATGAAAATAAAAACTTTGAACTTGGATTAAGTCTTACAACTGACTTGCGACACCCAGGTAAGATATTTATTACATCCTATGACTGGATAAAGAATAATACTGAAGTAATGGAAGATTATGATATTTTTGTTTTTGATGAAGCGCATTGCATATCTGATCCAGAGACTGCTAGGTATAAAAACATTTCTGAGGTTCTTAAAAACAAAAGTCGTGTGGTGCTCTTGGCGGGTTATCCAGTAGAGAATAAGCTTAATGAAATATTTGTATTGTCTTTGGTTACGGACGTGCTTGGTAAAAACTATTATCATTTCTTGTATAAGTTCTTTACAGTTATAAGGAGGAATGGTAGGATTATTAAGACAGTTGCTAAGCGCGGCTCTTTTGATAACATCATTGCGTTGATTAAAGATGTTGTTTTCATTGTCGATAAGTCGGAAGCTGTGCCTAGTACGGTAAAGAAAGAAACTGTAGTTGTTAGATACGAGTTGAGTGACTATCAAAAAGGCATAGTAAATGCTATTGCTGAGTTTGGGGAATACGATGATGGTAAAGTACATGTTATATGTAATGATGGGTTGTCTGTGTTTTCTAAAATGATGCAGATTATTTCTGGGTTTGTATACGTAGAAGACCCAACAGCAACTAGTACTACATTTGATGAGAGTGCTGATAAAAAGCAAAAAGTGCCAGTGGTGCCAGTGTTCTTTGATTCACCAAACCCTAAATTGGAGGCGTTGCAGAGGATAGTTGCAGATCGTAGCAACTTTTTGTTGTGGTATTTCTTTGACGCTGAATATGAAATGCTAAAGAAGTTTGGGAGGTGCTCTCGCTTATGTAAGTTACAAGTAGATTCTCGCGGTTTAAACCTACAAAGCTTTGACTTTGCTATGTACTTTTCAATACCGACATCTGGTGGGATGTATTTTCAGTCTCAAGATAGGCTACATAGGATGGGCAGGACGAAGGATGTAATATCTGTGGTGTTGGTACCAAACGGGGAGTTCGGGGATAGGTTGTTGCAGATGCTTGATCGCAAGCACAAATTGACTAAGAAATTTATAGACAGGTTGCTTCAGGTGAGGGTATAATGGATATAATAGTATTGAATAGAGGGTTGATACAACAATATTATTCTGATACACCGCATATACTTATTTCTATATGTGATCCGTGCGATGTGCATCCGCCGTTGCCGCAGATAAAGGCAAGGGTAGGAACGTTGCAGTTGAAGTTCCATGATTTTAATGGTACTAAGTGCATAAGCATACGCAAAGATAACTACGTCGACAAATCCGGCAAAATGGTGGCATTTTCCCGCGCACACGCCAAGAAGATACTTTCCTTTGTAAAGAAACATACTTTGGAGATAGGGTTGATAGTGTGTCAGTGTGATGGTGGTATTAGTAGGAGTGCTGGTGTAGCAGCGGCACTATCTAAATGCTTTAACCAAGACGATTCTTTCTTTTTTAAATGTTACTTGCCAAATAGCTTAGTTTATAGTACAATATTAAAGGAGTGGCATGGGGTTTAGTACTGATCAATATGAATTGCTTTTACTGTCTACAATAGTAAAAGATGACGATGCGTTTAGGAAGACGATGGGCCTTGCTGACTCCCAGATGTTTTCATCTGCCATGTCTTCAGACGTTTATGATATACTTCGGGTGTTTTATGCAGAATATAACAGGGTACCTACTCAGTCTGAACTTTTGTATTTGTATAAGCGCGATCGTACAATTGCCGACGATTCTATTGTTGTTGGTTTCTTAAACCTTATATACACCCAGGAAGTAGACACCAAATTTGTTACCAACGAGCTAAACAGATATGCTAAGTTGCGTAAACTCGAAAACTTATTTAAGACTTCCTATGAGAAAATTAAGTCTGGTTCTGATGTAGATGTATCATCTACTGTGTCTAGCATGTTTAAGATACAGATGGATTCTATAGAAGATAAACATATATATGGAGTTAACATTGATGAGTCAGAGTATATACTGGAACAAGGCAAAACTAGGAAATGTGTGCCAACAAATATAAGTTTCTTAAATGATATTCTGCGTACTGGATCGATTGGGGAGGTTGGAGGTCTTGGTGCTGGTCAACTCGGCATAATACTAGCTCCGCCGAACTACGGGAAAACGATGTCTTTGTTGAATTTTGCATTATATGCGTGGTTGAAAGGTCACAACGTTTTGTTTGTTACGCTAGAAATGCCAGAGTTTTCCATATTGAGGCGTGTAATGATGTTGTTGTCTGGCGCTTTGAAAATGGATATTACTATGGATGGCATTAAGGTTATTAGTGAGAAGGTAAATAAGAAGTTTATGATACTTTACAGACCAGTACGATCTATTTCGGTGGATTATTTGTATTCGGTCTACCATCAAGCAGATGCGGATGGTATTAAATTTGATATAATGTATGTAGACTATGCAGATTTGTTGTTATCCCAAGCTCGGTACAAGGAAAAACGGTTTGAGTTGGCAGATATATTTAGTGCATTAAAGGCATATTCTCAGATTTTGCAGATTCCGGTTTGGTCAGCTACTCAGGCCAATAGAGAGGGCTTGCGAGCCGAAGTGGTTACAATGGAGCATATGTCTGAGTCTATTGATAAAGCATTTGTAAGCGATGTTGTACTATCGCTGTGTGAGAAGATGGAACCAGGCAAGGTGTCTAAGTTCTTTTTAACAAAACATAGAGAAGGTAAGTCAGATATATACATAGATATGTTTGTAAATGATAAAATGTGGGTGGAGAATAGTGAACGAGCTGTTTCCGTTTCTATGGACAATGTAAGCTAAAACTACTGAAGAGGTGAGGTTATATAGTTTGCTAATTAAAAATAAAGCGAGAAAGGCGGTAATGAATAGTGAAGACAAAAAGATTAAAAGAGATAGAACCAAGAGAGCGACCGACTGTACATTGTCTTAATTGTATTAACTTTAAGACTCGGTTGATTACTAAGAGGATGATTAAGGATGCGCTTAGAATGAAGTCGCGTGTAGCGTTAGAAGATGAAGGAGACAGGCTTGGTTTCCCATTAAACTATATTGTGGCACGCAACGTTAAAAAAGACGGGCAGGCGCGTATTTATTACTGTAGCAAGGGTATGATGAGGCGGAACGTGTATGTGTGCAAAGATGACAAAAGGTTAAGTACGTTTTGCCCAGAGAATCCCCATTATTGCCAGTGTTATAAGTAATATATTCTACAAAAGTAGTTGACGTTGTTGTTTAGGTGTGGTATAATGTTGTATACAACAAAATGAGGTGATGTGGTGGATTTTAAAGTAGACAACTTTGAATCGTCGGCAAATTGTAGTGCTTGCACACTTAATAACACTCCTAAAGTTTTTTCCTGTATATCTAATGTAAGTCAGGTGGATATTTTGGTTATTGGTCAGTCTCCAGGTCTAAACGAGGTTAAAGAGGGTAAGCCGTTTGTCGGTGCGTCTGGTGAGTTGATACACAGGGTGCTTGATCAGTATTCGAAGAATACTGCTATGGTTAATATAATATCCTGTCGCCCTGAGGATCAGGAAACTAATAAAGACAGGCAACCGTCTACCATAGAGGTAAAGTGTTGTAGACCTAGGCTAGATGCTGATATCAATTACATAATATCTCATTTGCCCCCAAAAACCATTCTTGTATTTGGTGCAATTGCTAAAAAGGAAATGCAACGCATCTTAAAGTCTAACCCCTCCTACGAGAAAATCCCCATTGCTACATTCGACCATCCTGCATACATACTTCGCAATAGGCACTTGGAACCTCGGTATGTAGCACAGTTGCATAACCACATGAAGTCCATATTTGGTAATAGCAGTACGGTAAGTGTAGAAGAGAAATTTGTTACCTATACTGACAACCTTAAACATCAGTTTGTAGAGGATGCTTATAGTTCTAAAAACGTTGGTGTAGATATTGAAACTAATAGTTTAAATGTGTTTAGTTTGTCTTTTATTATAGGAACTATAGCAGTTAGTTGTGATAAGTTTACATATTTCTTTGATTGCAGGGAAAAAGATATTAAGGAGTACGATGTATTGGTTGACTTCCTGCAATCAGATAAGGTTCAGAAAGTTTTTGCGGATATACTATTTGATGTTGTTGCTTTGGCACAATATAATATAAAAGTAAGAAATTATTCAGATTTGTTTCCGTTGGCCTTTATATACGATAATACATACAACGAGTATGGATTAGAGGCAATTAGTATGAGGTACATGCCAGACTTGGCTGGGTACAAGTCTAAATTCAAGTCTTCTTTGGTAGAGCATGATTATTTAGGGGCTCCAACCGAAGAACTAAAGCGCTATAATGCCTACGACTCTTACATGACGCGTATGTTGTACAACTACATCTACGACCGTCTGGATGTTAAAGCAAAGACTATATTTGAGAAAATTACTGTAAAGTTGTTGCCGGTACTTGTAGTGTTGAAATGTTCTGGCATGAAAATAGACGCTGACTTGTTGGATCAATATACGGGTATATTCAAAGGCAGGATAGACGAACTTTCTAAATATTTTAATGATAAATATGGGGTAACCAACATAAATTCTACGCCCCAAATAAGTAAGTGGTTGTTTGAGACGCTGAAGCTTAAACCTATAAAATATAATGATCTAACTGCTACACAAAAAGCAAAGGGACAGAAGAAGGGATCTCCGTCTACGGATAAGGAGGTACTTGAGGCATACGCTAACGAGGTGCCAGATGTCAATCCGCTTTATGAGGCACGTAGGGTGACCAATGTGCTTACTTACTTTTTGCCGTCCATTAAAGAAAGTTTGGATGATAGAGACATAGTGCATCCAAACTTTAAACATTATGGTATACAAAGCTTCCGTTTAGCCTGTAAAGCACCGCCGCTTCAGGGAATTCCGCGTGATGAAACTAAGAGCGAATTTTTAAATCAGTATCCGTTACGCAGGTTGTTTGTAGCTAGGTTTAGTGACTCGTATATATTGGAGTGTGACTTCTCGCAACAGGAAGTCAGGATTGTTGCTGAATTGGCTCGTGATAAAGGCATGATGGATACATTTGCCAAGAACGAAGACATTCACAAGTTTGTTGGATCTCTGGTTTTTGAGAAGCCAATAGATCAGATAACTAAGTTTGAGCGTCAGATTGCAAAAGGTTGCGTGTTTGGTGCAATTTTTGGGGCATCGGCAAAAGAAATGAGTGTTAGGTTGCATATGCCAGAGAAGCAGGCACAGACGTATTTAAATAAATTTGTAGATGCGTTTCCGAGTGTTAGTGACTACCTCGCCCTACAACACAGGGCAGTTAAGAAGAACGGTGTAATTCATACGGTACTTGGCAGACCGCGAAAGTTTTTGATAGATTCTAATAGCAGATCTGCTATTGCTGATGCGGAACGCGAAGCTGCGAATCACTGTTTTCATTGGGATACTCGTGTGCTTTTAGAGGGCGGTGCTTCAAAGACAATCAAGGAAATTGTAGATAAAAAGCTTTCTGTTAAAGTTGCTTCGGTGAACAGTGCTACAAATAAAATTGAATTTAAACGAGTAGTGAATTGGTTTAAGAATGAATACAAGGATCCTCGGTGGTTGCGTGTAAATGTACAAGGTAGCAATGGTAAACATGGAGCGGTGTGTACACCAGATCATAGATATTACACTTCACGTGGTGTGGTGGAGGCTAAGAATTTGAGAGTTGGTGATATGTTATATACGAATTACTTACATATTCCGTCTACCACATGTGAACAAATAATTCTTGGCAGTTTGCTTGGTGATGGTGGTATAAGCATGAGTAATGGTGTACGATTGTATATGACGCATTGTAATAAACAACGATCTTATTTAGAGTACAAGTGCAGTATATTACAACCTTATATTGGTGGTAAAGTATCAAAAGGTGTTGCTGGTCTTAAAAGTTTTAAGCCTGGCAATATAATGTGGAATTATCGTTCGAATGTGCATTGGAACCTTGCCGAGTATTATAATTTAAAATACCCTAATCTTGGTGTAAAGGATATAGTTAATAAAATAAGTTGGCTTGGGTTGGCTATATGGTATCAGGATGATGGGGGTTTGTGTCGTAGTAGGCACAATGTGGGGCGTAGATCTCATCACAGAGAAGGTTGGAGGCAGTTTATAAGGATTCATACAGAAAGTTTTAGTTTTGACGAGTCGATCCTGCTTGCAGAACTGCTAAATAAAAAATTTGGGTTGAAGTTGTATGTACGCAAGAGAAAATGTCACGGGGTGGTTGTTCCTGTGGTTGAAATGTATAGTAAACAACATTTAAAGGTGTTCTTTGATAATATTAAAATGCATATTCACCCTGGTTTGAAGTATAAACTGCCAACTACCTATTGTAATTCTAAATTTGATGGTGGCAGTGGTGGCAATGTTGCTAGAGTTCCGGCGTTGGTTAAGTGTGTTGGTATAACTGAGGTTTGTTATTCAAATGACAAACGTAGGGGTTATTTAGATGCTTGTAAACACAAAACTAAATACAATATTGAGGTTGAAGATAACCACAATTATTTTGTAGGAGGAGGTGCTAAATACTTTTGTTTAGTTAAAAATTGCATTCAATCACTAGGTGCTGACATTTCCTTCCTATCCCTTATAAAAATACATGATAAATTGGTTGCAGATGGGGTGTTATACAATGGTGTTTTTATTATAAATACTATACACGATTCTATACTGTTTGATGTGAGACGCCAATACTTAAAGTATGTGTGCGATGAAATAGCGCCGATTATGACAGATGTGCCAAAGATGCTAGGGTTTAAGGTTAAGTTTCCTGTGGATATAAAGGTAGGCAAGCGCTGGGGTGAGTCACTGAAATTGGAGGATATACTAAAACAAGAGGTTGAAAGTGCCTAAAGCAAAGGTTCCGAGGAAGCTTAGTATTGTTAAGTTTGTTACCAAAGGGTTTGATACAGACTACATTAGGAGTCTTCCTTTTAAAGAGTCCTATGTTTATGTTTTCTTAGGAGAAATACCGAATATGCGTGGTCGTTGTATAGTTATGAACTATAAAAGTGGTTGTATATTTAGCGGGTATCATACGAATAGTTTTGTTGAACTAACCAGGGATGAAGTTTAAAACAAGGAGGTGTGTTGTGCAGGAAGGAAAGCTTAACGTTTTAATTGGAATTTCATTTGGGTCAGAAGGTAAAGGCAATGTTGCCAATTATTTGGCTGTCAAGCATCCGGATTTGGATTTGTGTATTGCTAACAATTCTCCGAATGCTGGTCATCAAATAAAGCGTGAAGATGGTACGGTAGAGACTATAAAGATGTTGCCTACTGCTGGTGTTATTTGTAAAGGTGCCAACATCTTGCTTGGATCTGGTTCTGTTATAGATAAGGATAAGTTGATCGAGGAAATAAACAAATACGACGTTGCTGGCAGGCTTACTGTGTCGGCTTTTGCTCCTGTAGTAAGCGAGGAGTGTAAAGAATATGAAAGGGAGAACTTAAAGTATATAGCATCTACGTTTCAGGGTACTGGTGCGGCTATCGGATTGAAGGCCATGCGATCGCCGTCTATTAAGTTAGTTAAGGATTACCCTGAATTGGAAAAGTGGTGTCACTATCATACACCCGATATTATACTTAATCGGGTAGGCAAAGCTGGTCATACTGCACTAGCGGAGGTTTGCCAAGGATATGGGCTGTCCGTAGATTCAGAGCACTATCCTCACGTTACGTCGCGCCCAGTTAATGTTGGTCAGGCTTTTGGGTATTTAGATGTACCCCCGTCGTTGTGTGGTGATGTAATCGGAGTGGCGCGTACCTACATAATAAGAGTAGGTAACGTGGAAGGAGGTTCATCTGGTGATACCTTCTACGATTCTAAGGAGGTATCTTGGGAAGAAGTATCTGCTAAGTTGAACAGACCGACTATTGAGTTTACGTCTGTAACTAAGCGCAAGAGAAGGGTGTTTACTTTTTCCAAGTACTTGTTTAACCAAGCTGTTAAGCGCAACGGTGTAAATGTACTTTTCCTAACTTTTGTCGATTATTTGTTGCCCGATGAGTTGAAGGAGATGACTGATTATGTAACGTCTGATGAGTTCAACTTTAAGGAAATTTACTTTGTACGTGGGTTCGGAGAATTTGACAAATTCGTGGAAAAGATTAGGTAATGAATCCGTGCTTTGAGACAGAGCTGGGCAAGTTGTATAATGCAGACTGTATGTCAGTATTGCCTAGTATTGATGATTCAAGTGTGGATTTGGTAGTTACTGATCCGCCGTATAACTTCGATTGTCGTGGCAGAGGTACTGTACATACGGCTAAAGACGATTTTGCTAATAATGCAATGTCGCCAGAAGAATATGTTGCTTGGTTTAAGCAAGTAGTTGATCAGTTATATAGGGTTGTAAAAGACGGCGGTGCTGTCTACGTTTATTGCGGATGGAAATTGTACCCGCATGTATACCCGATAATTGGTAAGTTGTTTGATATAAAGAACTGTATTGTTTGGCGGAAGCAACATTTTGGGGTCGGTTATCACTTTAGGTTTCAGCATGAGTTTGTAGTATTTGCTACTAAGGGTAAACACCAACTGCGCCTACAGAAGCGGAATATATCAGATGTATGGGACATTGACAAGGAGAACAACAATCGTGTGCATCCAGCTCAAAAGCCTGTTGAGGCTATGTCACGTCCGATATTGTACTCTACTGATGTGGGCGGGTTGGTGTTAGACCCTTTTAATGGATCTGGTACAACGTCACTTGCAGCCGAACGATCTGGTCGCAAATGGATAGGCATTGAGATGGACACAGAATACTGTGATAAAACCATAGAGAGAATAATTAAGAATGTATAAGTTTATTGCGTGGATTATAAGGCTGAATTTGAAGCCACTAGAGTGGAAGATTAATAGTATGTTGAGGAGGATTAAAGATGCAACTTAGCCAGAACGCTATACAGGTGCTTGAGAAGAGGTATTTAGCAAAAGATAGGACTGGAAAGGTAATTGAAACCCCAGAACAACTTTTTGAGAGGGTAGCACGCACTATATCGGGTGCGGAGCGCGATGAGTCTATGAGTGAGTATGAGGAGAAATTTTATAAGATTATGACTAATTTGGAGTTTTTGCCAAATACTCCTACCCTTATAAACGCTGGGCGTGCAATAGGGCAATTATCCGCATGTTTTGTACTCAACATTGATGATAGCATGGAGTCTATATTTACCACGCTTAGAGATGCTGCATTGGTTCAAAAAAGCGGCGGAGGTTGTGGGTACAGTTTTTCCAATGTTCGTCCGTCTGGCGATTTAGTTAAGAGTACTAATAAGTGTGCGGGTGGTCCAATAGCGTTTATTCGTATATTTGATAAGGCCATGGAAGCAATAGAGCAAGGCGGAGTGCGCCACGGTGCAAATCTTGGAACGTTAAGGATAGATCATCCGGATATAGTGAGTTTTATAGAGTGTAAACAAAAAGAAGGGGATATACCTAACTTTAACTTGTCTGTAGGTATTACTGATGAGTTTATGTCTGCAGTTAAGAGTGATAGGATGCACCAATTGATTAATCCTCATACTGGTGCTGTTGTTAAAGAAATTAAGGCTAAAAAGTTGTTTGATCTAATAGTTCACCATGCTTGGGCAAACGGGGAACCGGGCATTTTGTTCCTTGATGAGATGAACCGTCACAATATGATACCAAATGTTGGTGCCATAGAGTCGACGAATCCGTGCGGAGAGTTGCCACTTTTGGCGTATGAGTCGTGCAATTTAGGATCTGTAAACCTTGGAAGATTTGTCAAAGCTGAGAAGGTGGACTACGATCGCCTTGAGTATGTAGTTAGGCTTGCAACAAGGTTTCTTGATGATGTGATAGACATGAACAAATACCCTATATCTCAAATAGAAACAAAGACTAAAATGACTAGGAAAATTGGGTTAGGAATTATGGGATTTGCGGACATGCTTATTAAACTAAATATACAGTATGATACTGAAGAGGCAGTACGTTATGCGTCTGATGTTATGAGAAAGATTCGGCAATGGTCTATTGATGAGTCTTCTAAGCTTGCTGAAGTGCGCGGTGTTTTCCCGGCTTGGCGCGGGAGCCGTTGGCAAACTGACGAGGGAGTTAGGTTAAGGAATGCAGGACTGACTGCTATAGCTCCTACAGGCACATTGTCCATTATTGCTAATGCATCTAGTGGGTGTGAGCCATATTATTCGAAGACTGTAAAGAAGCATGTAATTAATACTATACTCGAAGAGGAGGTTGAGTATGCTAAATCAGACTGCTTCATTACAGCTAAGGAAATATCGCCAGAATGGCATGTTAAGATCCAGGCGGCTCTTCAGGCGCAAACGTGTTCGGCAGTTAGTAAGACTATTAATTTTCCGAATGATGCTACTGAGGATGATATTAAGAGATCTATACTGTTAGCTTATAAATTAAAATGTAAGGGTATTGCTTTGTACCGCGATGGATCAAGGGAAAAGCAAGTTTTGTATAGTGGAGATGCAAAGAAGGATGTTGTACCTACTAAGGAAAAGGCGATAGAAAAGTGTCCAGAGTGTGGGGCTGATGTTGTAAATGAGTCTGGGTGCGTCAAATGTTCAAATGCGGGTTGTGGCTGGTCAGCTTGCAAAATTTCGTAAAGGAGATGTATCGATGAGCGAACAATTGGATGAAATATTAAACAACATCAGTTTGGCCTTTGGTATAGATAACCTAGAGGTAGTGTTTCCAGAAGATACCTTAGTTGAATTGTCTTTGTTTAGGATATCCAAAATAGATGCTACTAGGTTAGATGAGGAGTTGGTATTTGAACCAAAGGTTTACATGTTGTTCTGTGCAATACTGGCGCACGTTTCAAATAAATATGAGCGCATGGAAGCTCATGTGGAGCAGTTGGATGCTAAATTATCGCTGAAGTACGAGAAGCATTTAATAAGTTCTGATGAGCGTGTTTCTGACAAGAAGATTGATAAACTGGTCAAAGCTGATGATGATTATGTAGAGGCTGTTAACAAATGCCTTGAGTATAAAAACATGGTTATTACGTTTAGGAATATACTTAATGGCTTGGATAAGAAGCATGATGGTTTGATGCAATTATCATCAAAACGTAACAAAGAAATTTCACAGAGGATGATATGAATTTATTGATGGCAGTAGTGTTTGCGCACTACATTGCTGATTGGGCTCTCCAAACGGAGTTTGTAGCTAGGAACAAGGGCAAATATGGGTATATTATGTTTAGCCACAGCATGGTGTGGACTGGAGTTATTTGCTTTGTTTTAAACTACTACAATGCTTATTCTTTATGGAAACTTGTATTTTTGTTGGTTGGTCATATGTGGATGGATCAATATAAAATGGATAGGGTAAAAGAAGACTGTTCTGCTAGCAGGGAAACAGAAAAACACAATTTAAGACTGCTTTATATAGATCAGGCGTGGCATTTTGTGCAGTGTGTTGTTGTTAGTATATTTTAAAGGAGATGTACAATGGCTAAAAAAGAAGAGAAGGGTGTTGTAAGCAAGTTGGAATCAGTTGACATATCAAAGCTTGTTAGTGGGTTGGTTGATGAGTATAGGAAGAAGAATATGCTTATCGAAACTGGGCACATTAACTGTGAGTTTTTTGATTCTGGAAACTTGGCGCTTAATTATATTTTGTCTGGCAAGTTTGATGAGGGATTCCCTACTGGTCAAGTTATTAACGTCCATGGTGATCCTCAGACTGGGAAAAGCTTGTTAGTATGCAATGCCATAGCTAACTTCCTAAAGAAATACCCAGATGGTGTTGCCATATTGGATGATACAGAGTTTGCCTATGTTGAATATTTAGGCAGTAATTTAGGTATTGATGAGTCAAGGTTTATAAGGTTAAATACCTCTACTGTTGAGGAGCATTCTAAGGCAGTGTTCTTTGGCGGTAAGATTAAGACAATGGACGTTGATACTGGAAAGGATGTGGAGGTAGAGGTAGAGCCTATTGTACCTAAGCTTTGGAATAAAGGATGTAAACACATCCTTATAGCAGTTGATTCTATAGCTATGTGGTCAACTGAGCATGAGCTTGCTATAGTTGGTTTAGATAAGCCTGATATGGGCAAGGCAAAAGTGTTGAGGGCTCTGCTCCGTACTATCATGCCAGAGGTAAAGAAATACGGTTTAACATATATAATTACTAATCATTTGATATTCAACATAGGCGATATGTTTGGACCGCGCAAAATTGAAGGTGGTGGTCAGGCGCCAGCGTATCAGTCTTCTATAAGGCTTTGTATGCAAATTGCTGGGAAAATAAAGGTTGACAGTAAGGGTAAGAGTGGGGAACTAGGGGGAGACAAGGATGATAAGAATGCCAAGATAGTTGGCGTAGTTGCTAGGGCTACCACGGTTAAAAACAGGTTTGCACCTCCATTTAGAAATTGCCTTATAGACATTAAGTTTGATGCGGGTATGTCTAGGTTTTCTGGGTTGTTGAAGCTCCTACAAGATTTGAGCATTGTATTGCTTGCGCCCGGTGGATGGTACGAAACTTGCGATAAGAAAATAAAGTTTCAATCTAAAGACTTTGAAGCTAAGTGGCCTGAAATAAAGGCATTGATAACTCCAGATAGGGTAAAGATGCGCGAGTCGGAGTCTCCTATAATAGTTGAGGATATAAAAGACGAGGAATAAGAAAGGAAAACGCTATGTTTAAATACTCACATCAGTCTATAAGCTTAGATGAGGTATCTGTAATACCAGAGTCGGTAACTACTATAAGTGACGACGATGTTGATTTAACTATGTGGATAGGGGACTTAAAGCTCAAGTTGCCTATTGTAGGCGCCGCTATGGATAGCGTTATGTCGGTCAAGTCGTTATTAGAACTAGGAAGGCTTGGTGGCATCGGCATTGTTAACCTATGCGGTTTGATCTCAAGGTATCCGTTAGATAAATATAATGATATATATGCAGAACTTGCAAGTTCCCCGTCTGTGTCTACCTTACAGAAGATTTATAACTCAGAGCCGGTTAATATGGTAGTATTGCAGAGCAACTTGGCAAAATTGCAGGAGATAGTTGGGGATGTAGAATTTGCTGTATCTGCTACTCCACAACAGGCTGAAAGGTTGTTTGGCGTTGCAATGCAACAAGGCATAAGAGCTTTAGTTATCCAGTCGTCGTTTATATCACCGTACTGGTCGTCGAGTAAGGCTACTGGTCTCAATGTTGGAAAATTTATCCAATATGCGCGCCAAAACGGGTGCACGGTAATGGTTGGTAATGTGGCCAGTTTGAATGCAGCTGTACCCTTTATAGAGGCTGGTGTAGATGCTATTATTGAAGGTGTTGGACCTGGAGTCCAGTGTACCACTCGCTTTGTTTTAGGCATAGGAGCTGGACATGTTACTACGATAGACGACTTACGTGGATATATTGAAAAGCAGAAATCTAGGACAATTATTATAGCAGATGGTGGCATACACAATAGTGGCGACATTGTTAAATTGATGTGTTGTGGTGCTCATGCTGTTATTTTGGGCGGTATGATATCCAAAACAGTAGAGTCGCCGTTTAATGGATATCATTGGGGCATGTCGGCCTATCACCATACTCTGCCCAGAGGCACGCTTTTGCATTATGAGGTTGAAGATGGGGCTACAATAGAAAGGTTGTTAATGGGGCCGTCCACAAGAGCCGATGGTACATTGGCGCTCATTCCAGCCATAAAGAATGCTTTATCTAATTTGGGTTGTAATAGTATAAATAATGCCTACAGAGATACATTGGTAACGCGGTTTGCTGGCATACTAACAGAGGGTAAAGATAAAAAATGATGACGAATAAGGAAGCGAAGTAGATGTATGGATATATTTACAAGACGACAAACTCGATAACTGGCAAGATTTATATAGGGCAACATAAAGGCGATTTTGATATTGACTATTTGGGTAGCGGGTTGTACTTAGAGAATGCTGTAAAGAAATATGGTAAAAATAACTTTGTCGTTATTTTGTTGGCGCAGGCTATTGATAAGAGGCTTATAAATACCTTGGAAAAATACTATATAGAAGTTTATCGTAGAGAGTTAGGTAAAAACGGGTTATATAATATAGCAGACGGTGGTGATGGCGGTTTTGTAATGTGTGGTGATATCAATCCGACTAAGAGGTTTGAAGTTAGGGAAAAATTACGAATAGCCAGTTTAGGTAAGCATCCTTCAGAAGAAACTAAAGAGAAAATACGATTGGCCGGTTTAGGTAATTGTCGTTTTAAGGGCAAACATCATTCAGACAAAACCAAAGAGAAGGATAGGTTATCTAGTTTGGGTAAGCATCATACTAAGGAATCTAAAGAAAAACTAAGGCTGTATCGTTTGGGTAAGCATCATACTGAGGAGTCCAAAGAAAAATTGAGAGGTAACAAGAACCCATCCAAAAGACCTGAAGTTAGGGAGAAGCTTAGGTTGGTTGGTATGGGCGATAAGAATTCAGCTAGAAGACCAGAAGTTAGAGAGAAAATGAGATTGGCTCGTTTAGGTAAACACCATTCAGAAGAAACCAAGGAAAAGATTCGATTAGCTCGTGCTAAACAAGAGGTTAGAAAGAAGGTAGTAAGTATAATCTACTGATAATCTTGTTGGAATATACATCGTTGTGGTATAATGGTTGTATAACAAGGAGATGGTGAGATGGTAATGTACACATTGAAACAGTTATCCAAAGAAATCGGTGTATCAAAGGCGTGGTTTTATAAAGTTGAGCAGTGCTTTGGGTTAAGATCGTGGGCAAGTAGGTTGTCTGGTAAGAAAAGTCAATATAATGATGAACAATTAAGGTTGTTTAGACAGGTTTATTTTTTGAGACTGTCTGGAATTGGTTATGCCAGAATAAAGCGCATATTGGATAACGAGTTATTGCCATCAGAACGCGAAAGAGTAGAGAGGTTTTATAACTGCATGACAAGAGCGTACAACGAGGTAATGTAGAGATGTCGACTAAGATACTATATGTAGATACCGAGACTACGGGTATGTCTCCTATTTACCATGGTATAGTCGAGTTGGCAATAATTGTTGAGATTGATGGGCTTATTGCTGAGAAACACCACTTTAAGGCGCGCCCATTCGAAACAGACCGCATTAATGCTGATTCGTTGAAACTCCTCAACCTGACTATCGATGAGATAAAATCCTATCCAGATCCTAATCAAATGTATTGGGACTTAGTAAAGGTACTTAACAAGTATGTAGATAGGTATGATAAAGATAAAACCCTTAAGTTTTTCCCGGTTGGTTACAATGTTCAGTTTGACCTTGATTTTTTGCAGGAGTTTTTTAGGAAGAATGGCGATCAGTTTATCGGATCTTATTTTAACTGGCGGAAGATGGATGTTTTACAACTTCTTTACTTGGCTCACTATAAGGGTCAGATAAACCTTGAAAGTTATAAGCTTGCAAATGTGTGTGAGTATTTTGGTATTGACCTTGAAGCGCACGATGCGATGAGCGATTTAGTTGCTACCCGCGAGTTGTTTAACAAGTTAGAACCTAAAATATTGGTTGCTGCATTATAGGGGGATGTTATGTTAACTGTTGGAGTTTCTGGGAGGAGATCAAAGTGTTCAAATAAAAAATGTACTAGGGGCATTAGTGCTGGGGAACGTATTGTTATAAACCAAGTAGGTCGTTATAAAAAGAAATACTGTAGAACTTGTGGGTACATTGAATTAAAGAAAGAACGTAACAGGTTGTTCGCATTAGAAACGTCCATATATGGACATGGAGGAGCGTAATGGAGAGGCAAAAAGTGGTGTCTTCTAACATTGGTGCAGTCGGGTATGACGGAACAAACCAGATATTAGAGGTGCAGTTTACATCTGGTAAAGTTTATCAGTATTCTGGTGTCCCTAAAGAAATTTACGAGAATATGTTGCAGGCAGAATCTAAGGGCAGGTATTTTGCATCTAATATAAGGAATACTGGTGGTAAGTACCCAGCCAAATTGGTAGTAGAAGAAGTGAAGCCAACCGAGGAGAAAAAAGAGGAGATTGTGCCAGATGTTAAGAAAGAGGAAGACAAACCAGAAGGCGGGTGCTCCTGCTCTTAAAGGTTTTACGGGTCTTGAAAAGGATGCTCCGATTGTAACGAATGAAAGGGGCGGGGTGTCATCTGGTACTGCGTTTGCGTACCACCTAATAGATCCAGTTGCTTTGCAGGAGTTAGCAAAGGTGATGCGATATGGGGAGCAGAAGGGGTATTTAAGGGATAATTGGCGTCTTTTGTCTATAGAGGACCACTTGAATCATACCATAATGCACATTATGGCACATCAAGCTGGTGATAAACAAGATGATCATTTGGAGCATGCTTTTACTAGGATGATGATGGCTGTAGCCATAAAGCATCGCCCAGATTATTTGGGGTGTTTGGGTAAACAAAAAAGGCTGGTTGTATGTAAAACACATACTAACAGGAGAAAATAATGGCTAAGCCAGTAAAGGGCAATAGAGCAATTGATTTGGAAGTTCAGAAAGCAACTAGGGTATTAAAGAACCTTGTAGAGTATAACCCGCGCCAGCTTGATCGTGATACGTGGATGCTGGTATACATGACATGTAGAGGTTTGGAAACAGATGCTGTTAGGTTTCTATTGGCGCGTGATCAACAGAGTTTAGGGGGCAAAGTGGGGCGTATTAGGAGGTAACAACGTGGCAAGGAATACGAACAAGGGAACCAAACCTGTTGTAAGTGTTTGGTTGTCGGATTCAGAAAGGTTGGGGGTGGCTAGTGCTCTTTTGGATCCTGGCAAAGTTCATTTAGTTGTAAAGAAAAGTGCAAACAAAGCTGTGTCTTTTTATTTTAATGATAAATTGGTGTTAAAGTTGGTTGATAAATAAACATACTTGTAATTTATTAACTATATTGACTTTACAACTGCGATGTGGTATAATGTCAGTATGATAAGGAGTACTAATGCGTACGTACAATGATAAGTTAATGATAGAGTTAGTTATCCGCAAGGAAGGTAATGAGGATAAGCTGGCTCAATTTACGGATGTTATAGTTGAATATATGACTACAGAGCTGGACGATAAATGGGTTTTAGACGTTCCTATTGATTGGTCTGGGTTTGGTGATAGTGGGATGATGCGAGATATGCTTAATGTCTTTGGGGAGACTATTTACGTAGCTTTAGCTTATTTTGCTTCGGAGGGCGAGACGGTTACAGATATCTACGGAGACTATGTAGATAGGTATGTTGCTTCAGTTGATGGGAAAAGAGCGGATAAGTATGTCAAGAAGAACTTAAAGATAACAAGGGTTATGAATAAGGAAGAGAATATTTTTGAGGTAAAGTCGTACGTCCTCGATTTGCGCGTTGTCCCTCCGTTTATTAAAATATTAGACGTTTATTCTGGATCCAAGGAGTCTGGTATACAGGTAGTTGACTTTTTGAGCGGGAATAGGTAACAGGTAACCAACAAAAGAGGAGGTGTGTGATGGTGTTTTGGCAAAGGTTGAACTCGCGTATAGATGAGATGCAGACGTTCAAGCTTGGGTTAAAGGATATACTTGATGCTGACTGGGATACCACATCACACGATGTAGTGATGCAAGCTGAAGGCATTGCATTTAACTATAACCTGAGTACTTTCCTGTCCCCCATATTTGGAAACTTTTGGCGCGTTTTGTATGCTGAGGGCGACTTTGAGGGGATTAAGTCTGCCCTGCACAACTATTACAAATATATAAGCAAGCCTAACATTATAGCTGATGTTATAATTGCCAAGAATGAAGAAGATAACTTTCTTATTCGTACCAAATCTTTGGGCGGCGGAGATGGTGGCAAGGAGAAGGCAGTTGTAGATATTAACGTTCTGTTGAAGGATATAAACAAATGGTTTCCGTACAACAGCACTGTGGTTGGATCTAATGGAAGTCACGTAGAATTTCAGTTTTTGGATACTACAAACAGGATAGATGCTAGCAAAAACGACTTCATCGATCCGGGCTTGTTTGTTTCAGTAAATGGGAAGGTACAAGTATCGCCCGGATTAAACAGGTTGATATGTACAAACGGGTTAGTTGAGCGGTATCACGACTTTGGTGGAAAGGAGTACAAGTTTGGGGACGAGTTCCTCAAGCGCGGCGTAGAATTAATGAAGTGGTTGGTTGAACAGCAACGTGAGTTGGTACCTAGTGTTAAAGAATTGTCTGTTGTTACCCACTGCCTGCCGTCGCCTATGACAACTAAATACTGGAAGGAATGGTCGCAGGGTATAGAGGAAAGGAAGTTGACATATTATGATGTAATTGATAATATTACATCATATGCCAACAAACATGTTGATTCTACTAGGAATCGCATACTTTCGTTTCCAGCTGCGTATGCCGAATATAAGAAGAATGGCGCGTGTCCTGTTTGTCACAGCGATGTAAGTCAGGAGTAATATGAAGGTATGCACTAAGTGTAGACACAAAGGTTGGTCTACTGATAAGTTTTGTACAAAATGCGGCAATACATCTTTTGTAGACATTACTAAGTATTGCCCTGAATGCGGGTCTGTAATAATTTCTGGTGATTGGTTTTGTGGTCAATGTGGCAGGGTACTTGTTAAACCTATGCCGCACGTAGCTTGGGCGTTTGCACAACTTTTTGGGAGAAAGAAGGTATGAAGATAGGAATATTTTCTGATCTGCAATTGCATTCTTGGCGTTCGTTTGGTATGTCTGATGATGATGTAATATCAAAGCGATTGCAAGATCAGATAAGCATCTTAAACCAAATACATACAATTGTTAAAGACAACCAGATTGACGTGCTTATATTTGGTGGGGATGGTTGGCATAAGCGCGGCGATATTCCTGTTGAATGTTTAAATGTTTTAATTGATTGGTATGAGAAAATATCTAAAATATGTACAGTATTGCTCTGTCGTGGTAATCATGATTTATTTAATGATCGTAAGTACCATAAACTATACGATGCTTTAAATATATTAGATCACGGAGCTTCTCAAACTGTAGGTCTTAACGGTACAAGCATCCGACTTGTTAACTACTATGATAACCCAGATTATGATAAGATAAACCGAACTGATATAGTAGTATTACATAAGCAACCAGAAATGGTCAATGAATACGGTCACCATTTTGTTGGGGTGGATTGGAGTAAGCTGTCTGAGAATAATAGGTTAGTATTTTTCGGGCATTACCATAAGAGGATGCGCCTTGCTAATAACTGCTTTATAATTGGATCCCCCCTGCCATTAACTTTTGATGATAAAGACGATAGGGGTATGTATATAGTAGACACAAATGGCCCCGGATCGAGCTTGTTATATGACCATGAGATTGTAAACGACTACGCTGTAGCATTTGTTAAGCTTGAATACCCCAAATTCCTTACTGTAGATGATTCAGCTAGCGTTGTACACGGAGACGGTAATTATTATAGAGTACTAAGTGCCACATCGAAATCTGATGATGCAAATGTTATAAACGTGGTTAAACCAGAGTACTTCGATGAGCGTATTAAGTCTAACAACTTCAATGACGTAATACATGAGTGGTTGGCTATTAATAAGTTGGATGATGCCTATTTGACTCCTTTGGATGGTATAATATCCGATAAGATACAATCTGTTAAAAAGTTGTTTGGTGGGCGTGCGTTTTCTGTAAAAGCCAAAAACTTCCTTTCCCTTGGCGATGTAAACTTAAAAATTGAAAATGGGTTTACCCTTATATCTGGTCTTAACCTAGATACTAACGATTCAAACGGATCAGGGAAGACTTCTTTGTTTGAGGCCATATACTGGTGTTTATTTGGGGAGACTACTAGGGGGTTGACTGGGGATGATGTTATACGTAGAGGTTGTAAGGATTGTTATGTAGAGCTTATATTAGATTGGCCTGAATATAATACATGCTATACTGTAAGCCGATCTAGGAAAGACGGGTTGTCTGTAACCCAACAAGACGAAGTGGAGGCATGCGATTGTACTACTGGTTTGAAGCAAATAGATAGGCAACTTTTCCTTGAAGAGCAGGTACTTGGATTTGATAAGAATGTGTTTAAATCCTCGTGTTATTTCTCTCAAGAGAATATACTCATGTTTACTAGTCTTTCTGATGTTGAAAAGACTAATATGCTTACTAAGTTGCTTGGGTTTGAGACATATGTGGATTTGTATGAAGCTGTTTTTGATAAGATTAAAAAGTCCAACTTGGAAATTGAAAGGATTGAAAGAGATAAACAAGAAGCTGGCAATCAAATAAAAAATAACCAATCTAAAATAGAAATATTGGATAGGAACATAGCCAATTGTCAGTCTAATATAGCGCGCATTACATCTAGTATATCCGATTGTAAACAGTTGATATTGGATATGGAGTCGTATGCAGATCTTCCCGTTGATGAAGTGGATTTTAGGTTGCTTATTGACCAGAAGAGTGTAGAAATAGAAGAGATTGAAAAGTTGGTAGAGGAATACGATCGTCAAATAGATGATCAGAAGACAAAGTATAATGAACTAAATAATAAGTTGATTCTGACCCGAGCAGAACGCAATGCAGCCATGTCTGAAATAGAAGTTAAGCGAAGCGAAATAAACAACCTGACTAGTAGTGAATCCAGTTTAGGAGAGAAGTGTGACAAGTGCGGTGCTGTAATAAGTAAGGATAACATCGATGTGTTTGTCCAAGAAAAAGAAGAAGTGATTACCTTCTTTAACAAAGGTATAAAAGATATAGATGGTCGCATAGGCGCAATAACGAATGAGTTGCAGGATGTATCAAACAAAATTGCTGAACTTCAAAATACTCGATTGGGTATCGGTAATCGTTTAAGGGTTGCTCGTGCTGAGCTTAAGGATTTAAATGATAAGCAAGTTCAACACCAAGCCAAAGTTGCACAGTTTAATAAGGACAAGGAATTGAGGGAATCAAAGATTTCTGGACAACGCGATTTGATTAATACTTATCAAGCTCAAATCGGTATGTATACCACAGATATAGATAAGAGTCAAGGGGACAAAAATAAGTATACAGAGTTGATAGTTGAATGGGATAATAAGGCTTCCCAGTTGTCTCTTAACATTGAAGATATAAATAAAACTATTAATATTCTGGAGTTTTGGAAGAAATCTTTCTCGCCGTCTGGTATAAGAACGTTGCTTTTGGATAGGTTCTGCAATGAGTTTAACTCGGTTGTCAACGAGTACTTGTCTACAGTAAGTGCTGGTACCATGTCGATAACGGTCAGCCCAACCAAGACCTTAAAGTCAGGCGAAGAGCGTAACAAAATTGGATTAGATATTTACATGAATGGGGTACTAGTAAAGTATGAGTCGTTGTCTGGCGGTGAGAAGAGGCGGGTTGACATATCAATATGTTTAACGATGAATAGGTGGGTACGTATGAAGTACCAGCTCAATCGTGGATTGTTAGGCATACTTATATTGGATGAGTTATTTGCATATGTGGACGGATTGGGTGAGGAGACAATTGCTACTGTTCTTACAAACGAGGGGCTTGATAAGGCTGTATATGTTGTATCACATACGGCAGACTTAAATAGCTACGGGGATAGGATGTTAACTGTGGTTAAGCGCAACGGGGTTTCGGAGTTATTATAGGAGGTAGCCAAATGCGGTGTGTAGACTGTTTAAACCTTAAGACGAAGACCTTTACAAGGGATACTATACGCGAGGCTCCAGAATTTCGTGTACCCGCTGTTATGCGTATGTTGTCAATAAAAGAGTCTGCTCAGGTTTGTTGGTGTGCTTTGGGTAAACTACCGCGTAAGATTTACATATACCCGTCTGTGCTAATTGAAAACAAGGAAAGTCCTCAGTGTGATATATTGTTAAAGGAGACAATCAAGCTGTGAAACCCGGGTACGGAAGTCGCAAGGGGTCCTCTTTTGAGCGCAAAATTTCTAAAGAGCTTTCGCTTTGGTGGACAGATGGTAAAAGTGATGGATGTTTTTGGAGAACGCACTCATCTGGGGCTTTGGGTACTAGGAGCAAGAAACCAACCGAGTATGGGGACTTGATGTCCATTAGTGATGTTGGTCAGCCGTTTACTAAAAGGTTTCATTTAGAGCTTCGGCATGGTAAGTGCATCCGTATACAGGATTTAGTATATTCTCCAAAGGCATCATCATCTAACATGACTGGGTTTATAGAGGAGGGTATAAGAGGAGCAAAGGCATCTGGCAGGGTTCCGTTGTGGATTTTCAGGGAGCAGGGCAAACCAGTTATGATTATGCTTTTATCCGCTGAGACTATATTTTATATGAATACAGATCAAAATATTTCAGTAAACCATGCAATAGAAATGTACCTTCCTAAAATTGGCATAATGGTGATGACGTTTGACAACTTCAAGAAGTACTTCAACAAAAGGAAACTAAATGGCTGACAAGCACAACAAGGTAATTGGAGACGAGGCAAAAATTATTTTTGCTGATAGGATGGCTAAGGGTCAGTGTTCAATTTGTGGACAAGAGTTGGGTAAAGACAGAGAGCTTGTAACTGATGTTAATTATGGTGAAATATTTGTATGCGCTCACCATATACGTAATAAACCTAAGTTAGGGGTGGATATCAAGAAGGAGGACGTTGCAGTTAATGAAACTTAAAAACCTTTGTAAGGTATCTTACAACCAAGCTTTGTCAAAGGGGTTCCACGATGATTCGCTGAAAATCCCAAAAAAGATGCGCAGATTGGGGTTTTCTGCAAGCGAAGTTAGGGCAGTAGAAGTGGCCTTTACAAACCAAGCCGTGCTGTTAAGCATTACTGAGTTGGCAGAATCTTGTGAAGCTTTAAGGCACAATCGCGTTCAATCTAACGCCGTTTATGGGTACAAGCATGGGCGCAAGAAGCCCCGTGTAGGTTGGTGCAAGGATACATTTGAGGATGAAATAGCTGATACCTTTATCCGTTTGGCTGATATGTGCGATGGTATGGGCATTGATATAGAATGGCAACTTAAGAAGAAACTGGCATATAATAAGTTAAGACCGCGTTTACATGGTAAGAAATTTTAGAGGAGGATGGTATGAGTTGTGTTGAATGTGGAGTTAGTGTTGAAGATGGCGATCGACTTAGGCTAATTGCAGAGAAATATAGCATTCCGTTTAAATGTAAGGTGTGTGGTTCATTACAGTTTAACTACCGTCCTACATCAGATAGGGTTTTTATTTGGCCTGATGTTATACCAGATAAGGTTGGGTCTATCTACATTCCAGATCAGTATCGTGCCAACCAAGTAAGTGAATATGGTACGGTACTTGCAATTGGTCCCGGGTTTTACAAATCAAATGGTACGTTTGTACCTACTTCTGTTAAGGTTGGTGATCGTGTAGTTTACGATAAGAATGTGCCGTGGAGTATAACAGCAAGCGGTATAGACGGAAATAAACATGTTGTTAAGGTTATGGGCGAGGCGGACATAATGGCATTTGCATGTAAGGGCGATTTTATTGTGCCAATAGGGGATAGGGTCGTAGTTGAAGTTCCAGAAGTGATGGAAAAAACGAAGGGCGGCATTTTGTTGCCCGATGCAGCGAGAGAAAAATCGCAGGAGGCTAAGGTTGTAGCAGTTGGTACAGGCAAAACTTTGGATGATGGTCGGACAATTACATTAGAAGTAAAGGTTGGAGATACTATTGTATTTGAAAAGCGTGCTGTGAGCAAAGTTAAAGTAGGCGATAATGAATACCTTATAATTGGATCAAACGGTATTATTTCAGTTGTAACTAACTAAGGGAGGGAACAAAGTGGCAAAGCAATTGTTATATAACGAGGAAGCAAGGCGTAAGATACTGTCTGGTGTTGAGCAACTTTCAAGGGCTGTAAAGGTGACGCTTGGTCCGAAAGGTCGTAATGTGGTTTTGGATAAGAAATATGGATCGCCTACTATTACTAAAGACGGTGTGTCGGTGGCTAAAGAAATAACTCTTGCTGACCCATTTGAGAACATGGGCGCTGCGATGGTTAAAGAAGTTGCCAATAAAACATCGGATAACGCTGGTGATGGTACTACAACTGCTACACTGCTTACTGAAGTTATATACAGAGAGGGTCTAAAGAACGTTACAGCTGGTGCCAATCCAATGGCTTTAAAGCGCGGTATAGATAAGGCAGTAGTAGAAGTTGTTGGGAAATTAAGGGAGCTTTCTAAATCGGTTGGTCAAAACAAAAAGGAAATTTCACAGGTAGCCGCTATTGCAGCTAATAATGATGTTGAGATTGGCAACCAGATTGCTGAGGCTATGGAGAAGGTTGGCAAGGATGGCGTGATAACTGTCGAAGAGGCTAAGGCAACAGAGTCGTCACTGAAAGTTGTTGAGGGTATGCAGTTTAACCAAGGATATCTTTCACCGTACCTTGTAACTGATACTGAAAGGATGGAGGCAGTGTTGGAGGATGCCTATATCTTAATACACGAGAAAAAGATATCGGTACTGAAAGATTTGTTGCCTTTGCTTGAGAAGGTTGTACAAGCAAGGAAGCCGTTGTTGGTTATTGCTGAAGAAGTTGATGGTGAAGCTTTAGCAGCTCTAGTTATTAATAAGATTCGTGGTGCGATTTCTTGTTGCGCTGTGAAAGCGCCAGGGTATGGGGATAAAAGAAGGGCAATGATGGAAGACATTGCAGTCTTGACTGGTGGCGTTATGATCACGGAGGATTTGGGCAAGAAGCTAGAGAACGTAGAACTGACCGACCTTGGTAGTGCAAAGAGGATTACTGTTAGCAAGGATAACACAGTCATTGTTGATGGTAATGGCGAAGTTCCAGTTATCAAGGAGAGGATTGACCAGATTAAAACCCAAATTGCCAAGTCTGACTCTGACTACGATAAAGAAAAGTGTCAAGAGCGCCTTGCTAGGCTTACTGGCGGTGTCGCCGTCATCAATGTCGGCGCGGCGACCGAATCCGAGATGAAGGAAAAGAAGGCACGCGTCGAGGACGCGCTCCACGCTACAAGGGCTGCCGTCGAAGAAGGCATAGTCCCCGGTGGTGGAGTGGCACTGTTGCGGTGCATATCTGTTCTTGAAAACCTGTTTTTAGGTGGAGATGAACAGATAGGCGTTGGAATAGTTAGAAGGGCTCTAGAGGAACCATTGAGGCAAATATCCCTTAATGCCGGGGTGGAGGGGTCTGTAATAGTTGAGAATGTAAAGAAATTAGAAATAAATACGGGGTTTGATGCCCTTCAGGGGAAGTATGTTGATATGGTTGAATCGGGCGTTATAGATCCAACAAAGGTTACGAGGACTGCGTTGCAGAACGCTGCATCAATTGCTGGGTTATTGTTAACTACTGAGTGCCTCATTGCTGATATACCTGAAAGGGAAAAGGCTCCTGCACCCGCGTCTCCATATGGTGGTGGAATATATTGACAAAAATATAGTTCATGTGGTATAATTGTATTAGGAGGAAAGGAGGTGGCAGATGGTTATAACAATACTGGTTACGATAGCAGTTGTAGTAGCGCTCGGAGTAGTTGGCATTTGGCTTGGCGCTAGAAACAAGGCTGTGTTTTACACCGGCGGATGGGACGTGTTCGTTTCCCTTGTCAGTCTGTACTCCGTATTTGTTGCTTTAGCACTCCTGAACCAAGAAAGTTTGGGCGATCAAGATGTACGTGTAATGGCAACGTATGCGGTGGTAGGCTTGGCGGTTATTTATAACTATGCCAAATCGTTTCAATATAACGGTTGGTTGCGCGGAATGTGCGTGTTTTGCGGGCGCATCGTAATGCCATTGTTAGTACTATTTGCCATCCCTAACCTTTCTGATAGAGGTAAAGGCGGGTATGGTATTGTGTCTGCTGTGGTTTCATTAGGGATAGCCGCCGGAGTAGCACTGCTTGTACACCGCTTGATTAATGGGGATACAATACTAAGTGAAAAGAGAAATTGTTACAAATATTAAAGACTTAAAACGGGTAGCTGACTTTGTTAATGAGTCAGATGACGTAGACTCTATAATAAAGGATTTAGAGGATACGCTTATTGGTAGGAAGGGTTACGGGTTAGCTGCGCCGCAAATTGGCATAAGTAAACAGGTTGCTATAATCAGGATGCAGGGTTGTGAGGCTAACATTATTAACCCAATAATTTTAGAAAAGGAGGATAAAATTGTTTTCCGAGGAGAACAGTGTTTTAGTTTTCCTGGGTTAAGCATAGACACAGACAGGTATGCTAATATTGTTGTGGAGTTTGGGCTTCCAAACAACAGAACACGTGCTTCCTTGCAGGGCATGGAGGCAATTGTATTTCAGCACGAACTTGATCATTTAACGGGAATTACTATTTTAGACATGAAACACAGGAAACGTAGGTAACCGATAACAACAGGAGGAAGTAGAATGGCAGATGTAAAAGTTACACTTGGCGATGTATTAGTAGTTAGCAACATCCTTGGCAGGATAATAACTACGCCGATGGACTTTAAGTTATCGTATCGCTTAAACAGGATTGCAAAGAAGATCAATTCTGAAGCTCAGTCGGTGGATGAGTATAGGAAGAAGCTCTTCCAGAAATATGGTTATGAGGAAGAGGTAGAGAAGGATGGTGTTAAGGTTAAGACAGGTAAAATGTTAATCCCTGCCGATAAAAATGATGAATATATAAAGGAAATAACAGATTTCCTGCAGACAGAGGTAGAAATCGAAATGCAGTTAATACCATACGCTGACCTTGAAAAGTCTAGCGTACGCGTGTCGCCGGGAGAAATGCCGAGCTTTGAAAAGTTTATAACCGTACCTCCGGGGGAGACATTAAAGGCTATTGTGGAAGAGGTAAAGCCAGTAGATGCAGCCCCTGCAGAGACAGAAACAAAATAAAGGGAGCGCTATTGAAGGGTAGAGCGATACGAATACACCACAACGAAAGGGTGATGAAGAACCGTTTAAAGTTGCTTAAAAACAGTTCTGTAAGCAACAGACATCCAGATGTAAACGGTAAAACCTACTATGATATAGTGGCAGAGAAGCCTCATGCTTTAGTTAAGAAGCACCCTTTCGATTGTGGCAATCCAAAGTGTATGATATGTCACAGCGAGAAGGTATTAGGCAAGCGCAAAGCCTCAGAGCGCAAGAGGATGTTAAAACTGAAGGAGGATAGTAACTGCTAACATAATCCCAACAAAACCGTATAAATACGATTAAATTAGCTTGACTTTTTAGACTAAAAATGGTAAATTGGAGGCATGGAAATGAAGATAACGAAAGTAACAAAAACATACTTTGAAACCGAAGGTGAGCGAGTTTACTTCTTTGAACCACTTGATGAGGAGATGACTGTTTCTGAGCTACAAGAGCTCATGAATGAGAATGAGAAGTTTTTGCTCAATGAAATTCAGAAGATGAAGAAGGAGAAGATATGATATTAACAGTTCGTAAGAAACCAGTAGTCGTTGAAGCAGTGTTGTGGACAGGCAGTAATTGGGACGAATTAGTTGAATGGTGTCCTTACGGATTATCTTGCGTTAGGAAAGGCATTATAAATGTGGACACTCTCGAAGGGAGTATGTTCTGTAATGTGGGTGACTACATAATTAAGGGTGTGGACGGCGAATATTACCCAATCAAGAAAGACATTTTCGCTAAAACTTATGAGATAGTTACGGAGGGGAGATAGTTATGAAAAAACTTAAAAGAGAAGTAATGAATGCAATAAGCAACTTTGAAATCGAAGTATGTCTTTGCAATGAGAAAGCCATGAGCAAGAAAGATTTTGGTAAGTATAAAAAGAAATACAATGAGGCTCTGGAGAAATCGACAAGAAAAGTGTTGGTATTATTCTGGAATGCAGTCGGGGGGTTAATATGAAATACAGCAAGTGGCAACAAAAATATATAGACTTAACCGCCCCATACGACCCTCACCATTGCGGAATAGAAATCATAGGTGAACTTGAAAGGGCAGTGCAAGCGAAAGATGAGTTGATTGTTGCGTATAGGCTTGGTTGTAGACCTAAAGAAAAAACATTTGACGCATTAAAAAGATGGGAGGACTTTAACAAATGAAAGAAGAACACTGGAGAATAATAATAGCCGATACAGAGTGTCCTTTTAGAGAAAAGGGAGATAATCCGAACTGTGATTTTTGCGGTAAAAAGAAAGACCCAGAAGATAATCCGTATTGTTCGTTTACTAACTGTTTAATAAGAGAGGTTTAAGATGATTTGCCCAATAATGAGCAGGAATGTAGCCGAGAGTTTTGATAACGAAAATCCTACAATAATGAGAATAGACTTTCAGAAAACAATGTGCGTTGGCAAAGACTGTGCTTTATGGGTAGTTGAAATACCTAATGGAGTGTTATCAGAAGGACAGAAGCCAATAGAACATTGTGGGTTGATAAAATGAAAAAGCAACCAACAGTGATAAATTTTAAATGGCAAATGTGCTGGATTGAAAACGGAGAAATAGCACATAGACCTATGAAATGGTTTGAATATGTAAGATATTTTCCAAGAATAATGATTCAAGAATTGGTAACGGGATATAAATTCCCGAAGATATAAGATGATACTAAAAACAACAGAAGCAAGTAAGTATATCGGCGTATCAATCAACACGCTAAAAACTCTTGCCAATAATGAGCGAATAAAATCGTTCAAGACCACTGGCGGTCACAGGCGTTTTATGCAAGAGGACTTAGACCACTTCACTGGAAAAGTAACAGAGAAGCAAGATAAAGTCACCGTTGTTTATGCCAGATGTTCTACCGCAAAACAGAAAGAAAATCTTGAACGCCAAAAAGATAGACTAATGAAACACGCTGAATCCCAAAGCTATAAATATATGGTCATTGATGAAATAGCCAGCGGGATAAATGAGAAAAGAAAAGGTTTGCACAAGCTACTCAATCTTGCGTTTCAAGGAAAAGTTGAAAGAGTTTTGATTGAATACAAAGACCGCATAGCCAGATTTGGCTATGAATATCTTGATTCTATCTTTAGAAACTTGGGCGTTAAGGTTGAGATTATGGACACCAAAGAACGTAAATATGAAGAAGAATTAGCTGAAGATATTATGAAGATTTTGACCTGTTATTCTGCCAGATATTATGGTGCGAGAGGCGGTCGAAAAAAGAAAAAATTGCCCGAAATTGCGGGCAGTGAGTCAGTGCAATAATTCCATAATTAAGGCAATATTGCATGGTAGCGATTTTAACCGAATAACAAAAGGAGGTTTAAATGTTTGGGTGGTTGAAAAGGTTAAGGCAAAAGTGTCGTCCTGCATGGGTAAGTGGGGTGGCATCGACGGCGATGCAACTTGGCGTAGCGCAACAGGCTGTTTATTGGGATGGGGCAAATGAGCCTGATATGGCAGAGGGCAATGTTAAGTGTTCTCCATCAGAGGATACTAGAATAGTTGTAAAGCCCAAAGATGTTGTTGATGAGTTGGTGGATAAGGAAACACCAAACCTTGACTTTAATAATGCTGGTGCTAAGATTAAGGCAATTGAAAAGCGCGCCAAGTTTATGAAAGATGACTTGCAAATTACTCCGCATGATGAGTACATTGCAATTGGGTTTCTTAAAGCGAGGAAGAAATATGCTAGGATAAAGCATAAATTTCCGTGGGCTATAACAACCGAAGCAAAGATGGGGGCTCTTTTAAGCAAGTACAAACTACAAATTGGGTCAATGAGCGGGTATCACAAGTGTGTACCTAACGAGGCTGTAGATGAAATGGAGAAGTTTATCAAGGCGTTTGCAAAGGTGTCGAGCGCTAAGCCTGAATTTGTCCTGATCCTTGACAAAGGTGGTAAAGAAGAGAAATTAGATCCCATCCTGCTTGCCAAGTCGCCGTTTGGGTTTTATTACTATATACTCGGTGCTTGGGACAAAGAACGTGAGTTTATCGATGAGTTGTTTATAAATAGGAAGTAAAATGGAAAGTACACCAATACGGATTAACAATAAGATGAAGAAAAAGGCGGGTGGCAATTGTGGCCACCCGTCCAATTTCGAAAAGGGCAGGACGGCGTTGCCTGCCCTTGATGAGGTTCCGCGTACTAAAGCCATAAAGCGCAAGAAGAAAATTAAAACTCCATACGTGTCGCCTTGGGAGCATTGCCCATTTTGCAATGGCAAGTTGCCCCTAGATGATAAGGTAATAGCTGAGGCAAAGTTGCGTGGAGAAACAGTCTATACGTGGGATCCCGGTTGGCGAGTAAAGACATGTCCGTCTTGCGGTGCTTATGAGATAAGTCAATGCCCAGCGTGTAAGGGTAAGACGTGGTACGATCCAAAAACAAAGATGTATAAACACCAATGGAAACATTGTGGATTTGTCGGTACTAAGAAGTTGTAATGTAGAAATACTTGACAAACCTGTAGTGGATGTGGTATAATGGTTTTATACAAAGGAGATGACGAGATGGCGGAGCATCGTGGGTGGGATGGCGAGATGGAAGGTAGACACGTAGTTAGCCTAGAATTATCCAAGCAGTTATATAACTTAGGATGGAAACAAGGTATTGCCCACAACACCTTTTATTGGATAGTCAGGAGACACGATCAGAAGTCTTGGTTAGCTTACCACATGGAAGCTCAGCATGTATTATCCAACCGTTGTGTAGATGTATATGGTGCACCTACTGTTACTGCACTGTTAGCTGAACTGTCCAATACCAAGGTTATGACGTATCTACACCTGCATTATGGCGTTGTAAGGGATGAAGGATGGGCAAATTTGACAATAGAGACATTCAGGAATGCTGATAGCGTTGCCGAAATGTGGATTGAGCTAAATACAAAGGTTTAGTTAATAATATGGATATTCATATAGAACCGTTAACTCAATATAACGCTTTCCTATCAGAGCCCAATGGAAGATATCACGTTAATACTTGTGTAGATCATAATTCGTATCATCCTGTTGGCAACTTTGAGGAGAAGAATATATCTGTTATAATAGAACAAATGCAGCAGTTGTTGCAGTATTTTAAGGGTGAGCACACTATTTCTGTTAGCAATCTTATTTGGTGCAAGCCATATGAAGTTAAGACTTACTCGCCCAGGGCATCTAAGGTTAGAAACTGGAAAATAATTTCAGGGGAAATGGTTAAGGTGTTGGTTGATAATCCTAAACCAGCCAAGGTAACCGCCTCTTCTGGGTCTAGTTTTGGCAGTAAAGGATGGTTCTTAAAGGTTGAGTTTGGTATTGAAGGCGTACGAGCTTATAGTTTTGGAATTATTTTCCAGTCATATAAGAGTGCTAAAGAGGGGTGGGAACGCCAAAAAGGAAAAAACCTAGAGATATCGCATTGGGTTTTTGAGGAAATAAGGAAGAAGAGAAGAGTGAAGTGTAACAGTTGCGGTAAAAGCATTGAAAATTTGACAGCTCAACAGTGTTCTGAATGCGGCAGATACTTCTGTGATGAATGTATGACAGCCGATACTTGCCAAGACTGTCAAATGAAGGGAGAAGAATGAAACACACGCATTGCCAAACATTTGTAATAGATGGCGAGGACATTACCAAGTTTGCAAGGAAACATTGTAAAAAGGGCTGGGCGTATGCTTTTGTAAAGTACCCGGACGGCAAGATAATCCTAAGCGAAGTTTTTCTTGTAGATGGTGTAGGTGGGTATTGCCCTGCCAGCAGTGATGTTGTAGATAAAAAAGAGTTTGAAAGAAACAAACGCAGGGACCCAGACTTTTACGAGTCTGATACTTGGGAGATGTATAGGAGTAGGATATTTAGGGATCTATTGTTTCCAATAAAAATGGACTGCGATAAATGAAGATAATATTAGAGGGCGTAGTTGGGTCACAGGCGTACGGTTTGGCAACTGAGCACAGCGATGTTGACAGATTGGGTGTGTTTGTGTCTCCAACCAAAGATATACTAAGTCTAACTAAGCCTAAGGATAGCATAGTTACAACCAAACCAGATGTTTCCCGTCACGAGGTTGAGAAGTTTTTGAAATTGGCTATGCAGGGCAACCCATCTGTGTTGGAGTTGTTGTTTCTTGATAACTATACTACTATCTTGTATGAGGGTTTAATTTTGGTTACCAATAAGCAAGCCTTTTTAAGTAATATGGTATTTAAATCCTATGGAGAGTATGCCCGTAACCAAGCTCAACCGATGTTTTATGGGGCATTACGTAATATAAAATGGGCATCAGATAAACAAGTAAGGCATTGTTTCCGATTACTTCGCCAAGGCAAACAATTGTTGGAAACTGGTGCCTTGTCTGTTAAAGTTGATAATAGAGAGGAACTGTTAGGTTTGAGCAAGATGACGTCCAAAGCATTGGCTAAAAAGTTTACTAAGGAATATGCAGAATTTTATAAGACAAAGAGTGTATTGCCTGATAAGCCAAATGTTAAGCTTATAAATAATATCCTGTTGAGTATAAGGGGAGTAAATTGATGGGTGAAATTAAGTACATAATTGATCCATTTTGGGTAATGTTTGGCGTTCCAGCCCTTATCTTCTTATGGATAGTACATAGAATTTCTATTAGACCTGATAGAAGGGCGGACAAATGAGTACGTTCTTTACTGCAGATACACACTTTAACCATGCTAATATTATTAAGTATTGTAACCGCCCGTTTAAAGATGTAACGGAGATGAATGAGGTTATGATTAAAAATTGGAACGCTGTAGTTAAGTCAAATGATTCAGTTTATCATATAGGTGACTTTGCTTTTGGTGATTGTAAGTCTATTTTGGATAGGTTAAACGGGAAAATAACAATGATAGTGGGCAGCCACGATCGAGATGTATGGGCGTGTAAGTGGCGCTTTCAAGATATTGGGAAGTTAATTGAGATTAGGATTGATAGCCAACTAATAGTGTTGTGTCATTATGCCATGCGTGTGTGGTCTGCGTCACATTATAATACATGGCATTTATTTGGACATTCTCACGGTCAGTTGGAACCGTTTGGCAAATCCTTTGATGTTGGTGTAGATACTAATGACTTTAAGCCGTACTCGTTTGAGGAAGTATGTAAAAAGATGGCAACGTTGTCAGATAACTTTAACTTGGTAAAGGGGGCGCGGTGTATAACAAAGTAAGGGCTATAGTTGATCCAGTTTATCTTGTTGGTGGGTGTGTTCGGGATAAGTTGCTCGGGCTCACACCCAAGGACTACGACTTTGCCACGCCCCTCACCCCGGACGAAATAGAGGCAGCCATAAGGAAGGCTGGTAGGCGCCCTTATTTGGTTGGTAAAAGGTTTGGTACTATAGGGGTCAAGATAGACGGTGTAATGGTTGAGATAACTACCTTTAGGTCTGAACAATATGACCCAGATAACCGCAAGCCAAGGGTAGCGTTTGTTAAGGATATAACTGCCGACTTGAGCCGGCGCGATTTTACCATAAATGCTATAGCCAAGCGCGGGAGTAGAATAATAGATCCATTTGAGGGACACCTTGATTTGGAGGATAAAATAATAAGGTGCGTTGGCGAGCCCAAACACAGGTTTGACGAGGACCCGTTGCGTATGCTCAGAGCTGGACGGTTTGCCTCTCAGTTAGGGTTCGTTGTAGATGAACCTACAAAGAGAGCAACGCTTAATATGTCTTATAAAATACTACACGTGAGCAAGGAACGTTGGATGATGGAATTAGATAAGCTTCTGGTGTGTGCAAACCCATCAGTTGGCTTAAACTTCTTGATGCATACTAGGTTGATGAATTATATGATACCAGAGTTGGCGTTGCAATTTCATTTTGACCAAGACAGCCCGTACCACGATTTGACTCTTTGGGATCATACTTTGCTAGTTGTCGATGCTTGCCCTGCAGATGTAAACTTAAGGTGGGCTGCATTAGTACACGATATAGCTAAGCCTTTTGTTAAGGCAAGGAATGACAAAGGGTACAGCAACTACATACGCCATGACTATTTAGGGTATGACATGGTTAAGCGACTTGGTACGCATCTTAAGTGGTCAAAAGATAGGTTAAAGGTTGTAAGCGAATTGGTGCGCGATCACCTATTAGAGAGTAACCCTTTAAAGCCGTACGACGATGCGGCTAAAAGGCACATTGCAATATAACCTATTAGAAGTATTGACGTACTAGGCTGTGTGTGGTATAATGAACGTTAACATTACAAAGAGGAGAAAATGACAACATTTAACTTGCCTAATGATCACCGACCGTATGCAGATAAGTACTTCCTGCGATCGAAGGAAATACTTGAAAAGGAAGAGCTTAACCCTGTAGTTAAGTTGCAAGTCTTTGTTCGTAAGGGTATTTGCCAAATCTTTGGTATTGAAGAGGCGATTGCTATACTTACGAAGTATTCAGATATAGAGAAGACTGGGCATGTTTATGCTCTCCCAGAGGGTGCGCCTATAGGCAATTGTGAAACTGTAATGCTAATAGAGGCACCAATTCAAAGTATTATTGATCTTGAAACTATGTACTTGGGCGTTATCAGTGCTGAAACAACACTAAGGAACGGGGGTAAAGACGTAAACCTTGCTTCTATAGAAGCAACTATGCAATCTATTGTTGATAAGGTACCAGGTCGTCCAGTAATGTACTTTGGTGCTAGACACTGGCGGTATGATAGGGATATGGAAATAGCAGAGGCTTGCTTTAAAGGTGGAGCAAGCGATTGTTCTACTGATGCTGGTGCGGCTAATGTGTCCAAGCTCGGCGTTGGTACGATACCGCATGCATTGGAGGCTGTTTATCATTGGAAATGCGGTATTGATCATGCAGTTATGGGATCGGTTTTGGCATTTAATAAATACATAGATAAGGACGTACCGCGCATTGCTTTGGTGGATTATGCTAATAAAGAGGTTTTAGATTCATTGGCTGTTGCTATTGAACTTGATGGAGAGTGCGGTATTAGGATAGATACATGCGGTGAAAATTGGATGGAGGGTGTATTGCCTGCCTCTGATGCTGACAGAGGTGTATCCGAACGCGGTGTTTGGTTGGTACGCAAAATATTAAACGATGCTGGGTTTAACGGCGTTAAAATAGTTCTATCTAGCGGATTTGCTAACCCCGATAAGGTAGAGAGGTTTGTTAAATTCGAACAAGAAACTGGAATGAAAATGTTTGATAGTTTAGGTGTAGGTCAGGTATTTGAGGCACGGTGTGCTACCGGGGATATTGTAGAGGTAGAAGGCATGGAAGTTCACAAAATTGGCAGACCTTATAAATCGAATCACAGAATGGTACAGGTGTTTTGATGGAAATTGTATGTATGCTAGAATGGTTCTTTGTTTTCGTATTTGGTCATTGTTTGGCCGATACAGCATTGCAACCTGTTGCCATGGCAAAAGGTAAGAACAGACACACCCCTATTGACTTAAGTGTAGTCCCTAAAGGTCAAAAACCGTTGAAGCTTTGGGGTATGTGGATGACTCACCACTCTATGATTCACGGTGGCGTAGTTTATTTGCTTACTGGAAGCTTTTTGTTTGGTGTAATGGAGGCAACAAGCCACTGGGCAATTGACTTCTTTAAGAGTGAGAGCAAGTACGACCCCTATGTAGATCAGGCCTTGCATTTAGGGATGAAGATAGTGTATATATCTATGATAGCTTGTGGTATAAAGTAAGGAGGGTACTGATGGTTAAAAAGTTGGTGTTGTTTTTGTTACTTAAAATCGCGGAAATTTTTGTTTTTGTTACGATGCCTTATTATATTGGAGAGCTATCGGGCATAGGTGGGGATCTAAACAATGTTTTTGTTTGTTGGTTGGCAGGGGCGTTTGTGTTAGTTGTATTGATGGTTGCATTAGTATGTATGTTAGGTGTTATTTACTTTATTTTGCGGTGGATAAACTTTAACTGGAAAATAGTTAATGGTGGTAAGGGCATTACTTGGATAGATAACATTATTTAATAAATACTTGACAAACCTAGGTTTTATGTGGTATAATGGTAGTACAATAGGGAGGTGACGAGATGGCAAAAGGTACAACAGCTTTTATAATAGATTCAGAGAACCATAAGGTGCTGAGATCTGCAAATTACAATTATATGTTTGATCGTAAAACTGGAAACTTTGCAAGGTGGGGCAAGACAAGAGAGGACGATCCGCAGTTTGGTCCCTTTGGTCCAGAACTTATGGATATCGAAATAAGTACTATATGTAAAAAGGCTTGTAAGTGGTGTTATAAGTCCAATACATCGAAAGGTACTTATATGAGCTTTGATACGTTTAAGAAGCTCTTTGCTAAATTTCCTAAGACGCTTACTCAAATAGCCTTTGGTATAGGTGACATCCGCGGCAACCCAGATATATGGAAGATTATGCAATACTGCAGGGATAATAAGATTGTGCCTAATGTTACTATAAATGGTGATGGTATAACTAAGTCTATTGCCAAGAAGTTAGTTAGCGTTTGTGGAGCCATTGCAGTTTCCGATTATGGTGAAGTTTGCTATAAGACAGTAAAGCAGTTAACTGACCTTGGGCATACCCAAATAAATATTCACGCCTTGCTCTGCAATGAAACATATGACAATTGCTTTAAGCTTATCGATGACAGCATTTCTGATAAAAGGTTGGAAAAGTTGAATGCGATGGTTTTCTTGTGGCTTAAGCCCAAAGGCAAACGCAATGTGTTTACTCCTATTAAGTCATTAGCAAAGTACAAGGCTTTAGTTGACTACGCCTTTTTAAATAAAGCACGTATTGGGTTTGATTCGTGTTCGGCGTCGTCCTTCCTAAAGACAATTGAAGATAGAGTAGACTATAAGCAAATAGCACAGATGGTTGAGCCGTGTGAAAGTACATTGTTTAGCTATTATATCAATGTAGACGGGGTTGGTTATCCTTGTAGCTTTACTGAGGGCGAAGATGGGTTTAAAGGTATAAACGTCCTCAGATGTAAAGATTTTGTAAAGGGCGTATGGTATAACAAGGAAACTGTAAAGTTCAGGGCGCGGAATTGCAAGAATTGTAGGCAGTGCCAGGCATTTGACTTATCAGTAGAGGAGGATATTAAAGGTGAAGACAAGGTCAGGGTTTGTAAGTAATTCATCTAGCGCCTCCTTTGTACTAGAGATACGTAAGCCGAGGGCAGAGGTGGAAGAACTTTTAAAAAGAGAGTTGCCAGATATCTTTGATTGCAGCAATTCAGTACAACAGGTTTTAGAATACTACGGTTATCGTGTTGGCACAAATGAATTTAGTGATTATACGATAAGCGGTTGGACTGTGATGTGGAATGACGATAGTGATATGGGTAGCGTTCTACAATCTATTGTAGGGCTTTTGAATACAAAATACAGGACTACTGTACCGCACAGATTGTTAATATACAACGATTAATTGAGGAGGATCATGAAAACTAGGCAGGGTTTTGTATCAAATAGTTCAAGCAGTAGTTTCGTGTGCAATGTATACTCGGATCACTTTAAGGTTACAGAGATGGGCGAGGTAAAGAAATGCCTTGTTAAGATGTTAAAATGCATGAAGATACTTGGGTTGATACGTCCTCGTACTAGGTTCTCAAGCGTGTTTCAAGAACCGAGGAGGGCAACCAAGGCGGATATAGCAGAACTGAATGACGGATGGGGTGCTGGGTTGGAGTATCACGAAGGCATGTTTCTTATAAATAGTACTAGGGACAATTCCATACCTTATGCGTTCTTTGGTGTAATAGAAGACGCATTTGGTGCTCGTAGAGTACACCTAGGATAACGATCAGGAGGGACAATGAAAATACGTATAGGGTTTGTATCGAATAGCAGTTCTAGTAGTTTTGTTATTCATAAATCTTATTTGAGCAAGAAACAACTTGATGAGCTAGAGGCTTTGTATACAAGGCTTGCTGATAACAAAGAATTGTATGATGATAGTGGAACGTACTTTACAAATGAAGAGAACTACGTAAGCTTTAATGCCTACGGAGGAAGCGGATACAAGGAACTTATAAGTTTTCTTGATAAAATAGGGATAACAGGTAACAAAATATACAGGGAGGGTCACTAATGAAGATTAGACAAGGCTTTGTATCAAACAGTTCGTCAAGTAGTTATATCATTGTAGGTAGTAAGGTACCATTTAGCAGTGTAAACCCCAATAACTTTAAGTCTATTAAAATGATTCCCGAGCAAACAAGTGACGATGGGTATTATTTTGTGGATATGACCAAAGAGATCTACGATTACATCAAAGCCAACCCCGGTGTGGTGCGGTCTATCGACTTTTACGACGTTGTAGCAGTTGGTGAGGAGGAACTGTCTATTGATAGGAGTAAACTTCCTAGCAAGGTACACATATTTGCTGCGGACGTTACCTATCATAATCCAGAAACGCTTGAGGATTTTAAGGAGATTGTAGAGGGAGGTATAGAGTAATGAAAACGCGTATAGGGTTTGTTAGCAATTCAAGCACTACTAGTTTTTGCATTTACGGAGCTTTTATTGACGGAGAGGATCAATATAAGGCGATGTGTAAGAGCTGTGGTATGGAGTACGATGCGGATACCTTTGAACTTTATGATATAATAGATGATATATGTGAAAAAGTTGGGTTAACCTACCATATGGGGTATGATAGTGATGGAGTTTATATAGGAAAAGGCATGGAGCAGATGAAGGATAACGAAACGTACGGTGCCTTTAAGAAGAACGTGCAAGATGCCTTAGAGAAGCTCCTTGGTGGCAAAGTTGAATGTAGTGTTATGCAGGAATCTTGGCAGGATGGTTAATGGTTTAGCATAGGTTGCAATTAACGCGTGTTACGACAACTGTACAATGAGAGGAATTACAGATGAACGCCAGAGTAGCGATGGCTCTTGACTTAGCAAGGTTTTGGCATCATGGTCAGAAGAGGGATGACGGTAGGGATTATATTGTTCATCTAGAAAACGTGCAACACTTGCTTGAATTGGTTGATGCTCCTTTGTATGTGCAAATTGCTGGATGCTTGCACGACGTGCTTGAGGATACAGAATTTCCCAAACGCTCTGTAGCTAGGCAGTTTGGTAGTAGGGTGTTGGACTTAGTAATGCAGGTGACAAAGGAGCCAGTTACTGGCAAGTGTCCGGTGCGCGATTCAGAGGCTTGGCTAATAAAGTTGTGTGATGTAGCAGATAACTGTACTGATATGGGCGGTTGGTCTGAGCCGAGGTTGCGTAAGTATATAAAGAAAAAGAGGGACTTTTTAGGGTTGAAATGACAAACAGGGACTATATTTTAAAAATAAGTGCTTTAAGTAAGCAGAGGCGGATTAAGAAAATTCTGTCCTGCATTACTAGAGACTACAAAATACAAACCGTCAGTCCATCGAGTCGGTCATTTCATACATCGACTAAGCTTACAAACATTATAATCCCTGCTAAAGACCAGAAGAACAAGTTAACGCTTATGGCTCATCATGATGTTTATCCAAACTCGTATGGTTTTAATGATAATAGTACTGGTGTTGTTACCTTACTAAGGTTGCAACGCGCTGTGCACGATAACGTAGAATTAGTATTTACAGATGGTGAGGAGTGTGGAGGTCAGGGTTGCCGGTACTACTTAGAAAACTATCCAAAACCAAAGGAGGCTATCAATGTAGATGTAGTTGGTTTAGGCAATAAGATCTTTTATGAGATGTACGGCGATTGCAGTTTTGTTATGCCACCGCATACGACAATGTATCAAGGAGTGCCGTTTAGTGATAGTTATGTCTTGGCTGATTATGGAGTACCGAACATACTGTTGCTTACTGGAAAGCACAGGAGTACTTTGATTGAAGATATTTTCCATGCAGAGCACTGCGGCAAGGATGACGGTAAGTTAGATTTGATCTCTGAGAATATAATGAATGCAGTATCTGATGTGTTACTTGGGATGGTTTAACAAATAAAGGAGATGGCGAGATGCGTACTATTTTTTGGAATGTAGATACCCAGATAGACTTTATGTTGCCGTATGGTGCCTTGTATATAAAAGGTGCAGAGTTGTTGATACCGAACTTGAAGAAGCTTACGGATTTTGCCAAAAAGCACAATATAGATGTTGTTAATACTGCAGATTACCACATGTCGAACTCATCTGAGATATCGTCTAGTCCAGATTGGAAAACTACCTTCCCAGCTCACTGCTTAGCTGGGTCAGAGAACAGCGAGTTTGTTGATGCAACTGCCCCTCAGAAACAAAAAAGGGAGAGTTATTATATAGTTAACTGGTCGGATAAGGATATCAACAAACCAAACTTGCTTAAGGCAAGGAATATAATTATATACAAAGACAAGTTCAATGTCTTTGACGGCAATCCGCATACGTGGGATGTAGTAAACTTGCTCAAGCCCAACACTATAGTTGTATATGGTGTAGCTGGCGATGTTTGCGTTGACTTTGCTGTTATGGAACTAGCAAGGAAGAACTACACTGTCTTTGTAATAAAAGATGCTATCCAACTGTTAAACAATGCTGGATGGAACGCCCTTAAAGATAAATGGGAGACTAAGGGGGTACGGTTGGTAGACACTGATGAGCTCCCTTTAGTAATTAAGTAATATACTTGACAAACTTATATTCTGTGTGGTATAATGGTTGTATAACAAGGAGATGACGAGATGAAAGGTGTTTTTAATGTAAGCACACTTAAAGTTCCAGTTAAACTGTGGATAGAGTGGGAAGATCATTTTGAATATCCAAATGGAGATTTGGAATTCGTTTATGGTATAGAGGAATCGGCAAGGAGCCAAATAGTACGCCTTGCGTGCCTGCCTTTTGCCTTTCATCACGTAGCTATTATGCCTGATTGTCATACAGGGTATGGAATGCCTATTGGCGGAGTTTTGGCAACCGAAGGAGTTGTTATACCTAACGCCGTCGGAGTTGATATAGGTTGTGGTATGTGTGCTGTAAAGACCTCATTAAAAGTCGATCAACTCGATAAGGGTACCTTGGAAAGGATAGTGGGCAAAATACGAGAGGTTATTCCTGTCGGGTTTGAACATCACAAGGAAGACCAACCTGAATCATTTATGCCAGAATATGGCGGTTTGACTGGCATAAAGGACGGAGTAGTTATTAAAGAATACAAGTCAGCGTTGCGCCAACTCGGCACTCTTGGTGGAGGCAACCACTTTATCGAGATACAGAAAGATACCAATAACAACATATGGATAATGATTCATTCAGGTTCACGTAATCTCGGCTTTAAGGTTGCTGAACACTATAACTTGCTGGCTTATAATCTTAACAAGAGGTGGCATTCAAACACTTATTTGCCAACAAATCCAAAAGATTCATTGGCGTTCCTGCCTATTGAGAGCCAAGAAGCGAAGGACTATATGACAGAGATGAGGTATTGCGTGGACTTTGCTTTGGCAAATAGGAAGCTGATGATGGATAGAATTATACAAATTCTTGTGCACGAAAATTTGTTTTACCAAAATTTCAATGGGTTACAAGATACAAGGAATTCGTTCATTAACATAGCCCACAACTACGCCCAATGGGAGAATCACTTCGGTAAGAACGTTATTGTCCATCGCAAAGGTGCCACGTTGGCAAGGGAAGGTACGATGGGAATAATCCCTGGCTCACAAGGAAGTAGGTCCTATATAGTCAAGGGTAGAGGAAACAAAGACAGTTTCGAGTCTTGTTCACACGGAGCAGGTAGAAAGATGGGAAGGAACGAGGCATGTAAGAAACTTGACTTGGCTACCGAGCAGAAGATACTTGACGATCAAGGCATAATACACGGACTTTGCGATGTTGATAATCTTGATGAAGCAACGGGTGCGTATAAAGACATTGATGAAGTAATGAAGAACCAAGAAGATTTGGTTGAGATTGTAGAAACCTTGCATCCGCTAGCCGTAATCAAAGGGGGTTGAAATGCTTGAGTTGATTGAAGTTGGTCAACGCAAAAGTAAGGTTAGGCACTATGTTGATGCTAGTAGATACACCTTTCTTTCAAGAGCAAAGTCTCTTTGCGGTATGTCGGGAGTAAAGTTGATTCAGTACAATGCTGCATATTTTAACTACAAACTAGTACACCCTAAATTGTGCAAGAAGTGTCAGGGTGTTCTATTAAAACAAAAAGGGTGGGCGGGTGGAAAGGATTAACTACGGTAAAATAGTTGTTTTGGATAGAACTGAGAAGATAAATGTCTTTGACTTAATGAAAGAGGATGCTGTAATTAGGAGGATCGGTAAAAGGGGATATAAGGTCATAAAAGATAGATATGGATATTTGCGGTTGATAATGGATAGGAAAGACGACTGATGGCTAAGCTTATTTGGGTTTGTGATTTATCCGACTTTGCAAAGTCGGAAGGTGTACAACTCAATGAGTTAATGCTTTGTTGTATTGCTCAAGGGGTTACACGTTGGCTTGTGGTTGATAATTTAGTACTCTACGGAGAGTTATAACAACAAGGTCGAGGAATTAATGTCTAATTATCTATGTTTTGATTTATCTAAGCAATTGCATCAATTAGGGTGGCGATTCCTTAACGCTGGGTGTTGGTGGGTGGCGTATGGTAATGACGGACCCTTTTTAACATACCCGCCGTTGATAGGAGATGCTATTAAGGTTTGTGATGCGCCGTCTACTGATGATCTGTTGGAGTTTGTACCGCCTGTGTATGCTCAAATACGAAAGTACGATGGATATTATGTTATTAAGGGAACTAAAACATCAGATTCATTTAAATCCCCAAAACTGATAGAGGCAATTGCCAAGATGCTTGTATACCTTACCAACAAAGGCATTGTTAAACCAAGTGTCCAACCAAAAATATAAAACCATTTTGGTCGATCCGCCTTGGCATACAAAGATGACTGGTTTGTATAAGACAAGGAACTTTAAGCCAGCTCAAGTGTGTTACTCGTTAATGACTAACGAGGAAATTAAGAAGTTGCCAGTGGGTGATTTAGCAAGTGTTGGTTGCCATTTGTGGCTTTGGACTACCAATTCCCACTTGCGCGTAGCTTTTGATGTTATGGAGGCTTGGGGATTTAAATACTTGGCTCCTATAACTTGGGTTAAACCATCTGGATGTGGTAACTATTTTATTCATAGAACGCAACATTTGCTATTTGGGTATAAGGATAAATGTCAGTTTAACCTGTCTAGATACAAGCCAAATGTTATATTTGCGCCTGTACCTAAAGTACATTCACGTAAACCAGAGGAGAGCTATCAGTTGATTGAAAGTATTTCAGAGAACCCACGCTTGGAGATGTTTGCTAGGCAAAAACGCGAGGGTTGGGATGTTTGGGGTAATGAAGTAGATGGTGGTATAACTTTGTTTACGGAGGGTGCAAATGCCTGAAGTTGTAATTTTAATTGGTAACATTGGATGCGGTAAGTCGACTTTAACCAAAGTTTTGTCTGGGCGATACGTAATCCTCTCTCGCGATTCATTTCGGTACGGTATAGGCGCTGGGCGGTACATCTTTAATCCAGTCTACGAGCCTGCTATTGTCAAAACGGCGGTTTTTATGTTTAAGGAGTTTTTGGAGTTAGGTTGTGATATAGTAGTAGATGAAGTTAATGTATCTAAACAGTACAGACAGAAGTACATTTCCGAAGCTAAGGCAAAGGGTTATACTGTTACGGCTATTGTACTACCGCGCCTACCTAAGGAAGAGGCTGTAAACAGGCGTATGTCCAACCCACATGATAGTAATACTAGGGAGCATTGGGAAGATGTTTGGGACAAGTTTGAAGCAAAGTACGAAATGCCTACGGAAGAAGAGGGGTTTGACAAAGTTATTGACTTTAGTGTTAAGTAATGTGGCTACCGAATTATTTGGGGCGGTATTAGAGCCCAAGGAAAATACTAGAAAAACCAAAGAAAATATGTTGAAAGGTATATACGCCAAGTGAAACATAAAGATCTTGTAAACTTTATAATAAATTCCAACCTAATAGAGGGTATATCTAGTTCTAATCAGATTAAATACTCTGTAGATGCTTGGAACTACCTTAGGCGCAAGGAAGCTCTTACAAATGGTGTACTTTTGGAGGTACATCGGCGCCTTATGCAGGACTTACGTCCAGATATTGCTGGGCGCTTTAGGGATGTAAATGTTAGGGTTGGTAATAGAGTTTGTCCAGAATTTTGGTTGGTTGAAGCTCTTGTTGAGGACTGGCTTGTTTGGTGCGGTACGTGTGAACGAATTAAGATGAACTACGGTAGTTTGTGTGGTGACTATGAGATACAACGTGCTCATGTTGAGTTTGAGAAAATACACCCGTTTGAGGATGGCAATGGCAGAGTTGGTAGGTTGCTTTGGCTTTGGCACAGGGAAAAGGCAAAGTTGCCTTTTAAATTGATAGAGTTTGGTGATCGACATGAATATTACAAATGGTTTGTATAGGAGGAATTGTGGTTACATTTCTTGTGTTTTTAGGTTTGTTTGTTGTAATAGTGTTGTTTATGTTGTTAGGGGCGTGGCTGTCGTATAAGATGTGTAATTGTACGGACTCGCGGGAATATATTAGCCACTTTGTTGCTGGATGGGTGGTTGGGTTGTTATTGATAGGGGTAGCGTCGTTTTTTAACAACCTATACCGTGTAGCACATCAATTAACTCACTGAGGATACAGCGGAGAAAGTAATGGAATGTGAGGATTGTCTTATTCAAGCGAAGAGGAACTTTGTTGCTTTGGCATGTAAAAGGCTAAGGAAAGAGATGGGCAAAAAGAAGTTTATGAGTGATTCAAAGACACAAGAAGAAAGCGACTTTGCTGTAAAGGTCTATCAAATAGCTAAACGCAGGGCAATTTTGATTGTAAGAGGGTGTTTGGACAAGTGAGACACGTCGACTTGTTTAGCGGAATCGGCGGCTTCGCGTTGGCTGCTAAATGGGTCTGGGGCGATGATTACAGGAATGTCCTTTTTTGCGATAACAACAGGTTTTGCCAAACTAGGCATGGTAGTGGGTTCATGAGTAATGAGCACATACCCCATAACATTACTCAAAACCTATTTGAGGCGAATGTTGAGAATACGTACCAAGGTAAATTCAGGCGTGCACTGCTTGATGTATCATTGCTTGAGTATACCATGTGCAGGGATGATTACATAAACAAGGCACGGAAGAACTTAGTAATTACCTGCTTAGATCATGTTGTAAATGAGTACAGGTTTACGTATAAGGACGAAATAATTTATTGTTCTAATGAGCAGGAATTTGTAAGTAAAATAGCTAAAATATTAAACATTGATTTTGTATATACAAGCAACAGTGAAGATTCAACCTGTGTTAAACTTAGTAAATAGAATGGGGATGTTTGCTGGTGTGTCTGTTGTACCAGAAAAGACCATACTTAATATAGGCAACGGAGTCGGTCTTACAATAAGCGGTATGTCAGATACAAGGCAATTGTTGTTCTTTGGCGACTGTAGCGAGAGCTAGGTTGTTAATTTTTGCAGATAAAAAGTAAGCCGTTCTGCCAGTCGCCTTATCGATTTCTTGGAGTATGGCGGAAGAGAGACGCAAAGTAGGGACTTGGTTGATACCACTGGACAGATGCTGGGGAACTTGACGCCCTAATGATCAGTAAGTATCGGTTATCCGCCGAGGCGTACTAATACCAGATAATCAAGGAGCCAAGTGGTAATAAGTTAGCGCTTAAATCCACCCAAACTCTGGTTCTGGTTACAATGCAACCGTGCAAGTGTGAAAGGCTTTGCTACTCCAATTTACATAGAAAGGTGCAATGACTTACAAAGATTTAACAAAGAATTGAGGATATAATGAGTACGAAGACGCTTTGTGATTTTTGTGGCAAGGAATTGGATTGGATCGAAACGGCGAAACTTGGTAAAAAAGGTCTTTATATTAAAGTAGAAGAAAAGAGAAGAATTGGACTCTTTGCTACGGATTGGCAAACTGTTGATTACTTTGATATATGCGGCGAATGTGTAGGTAAGATAGTTGGCAGTATAAGGGAGAAATTATCAACGTCGGAGCCTGGTACGTCTGAGGATCAAAAATGAAGTGTCCAGATTGTAAAGGCAAGAAGGTAATATTTGGGTTTGGTTGCGGCAGAGGCGTTTGTCTTGTTCCGATGACTTTGCCGTGTCCTCGTTGTAATGGAATTGGCAAGGTTCCCGGCATTATGAAAGAATGGATTAAAACTGGAGGCAAGTACCGCAAGAGAAGAATTTTACGTAGTATATCTATAAGGGAACGAGCAGACCAGTTAGGTATAGATCCGTCTACTTTGATTAGGATGGAGTTGGGATATATAAAACCAGATGTACGTCTTCTTAAACGTGTAGGAGGTTGTAAATGAAGTGGTGGGGATGGATAGGAATATGGTTGGCTTGGTGGATACTGCAAGCGTTCTTGGTGTATGCGTGGGCTATAAAGGCAAAGGTGGCAGAAGATACGATGGCTGATAAGTACACTGCTTTGTTTATATCCCTTGTATTGACTTTAATAGAGAGTTCCTTTGTTATGTCTTGGGTGAAATGATGGCTAACAAGAGCAAATTTTTTGATAATATAGTAGACAATGAGGTTAAGAGTAATTTGAGCAATGTAACTAAGGATTCTGATAAGATGCATAGGTACTGTTGTATTTTGAGTATGGTACTTGATATAAGTAGTACTAAGAAGTACTTTCTCAAACTTGCTGGTAGGATATGGGACAAAGAACACAAAAAGTCAAAGGTTAAAAATGAAAATAATAGGCGTTGTAGGAAGCAGAAGGCGTGATAGGGAATCAGACTTTCAGTTGGTGCGCCAAGAAATAGAGAAGCAATATGAAAAGGGCGACAAACTTTGCTCTGGCGGTTGCCCTAAAGGAGCAGACAAGTTTGCAGAGGATTGCGCCACTTGCCTTGACATTCCTATTATAATACATCGAGCAGACTGGGACAAACACGGTAAGGCGGCTGGGTTTATACGCAACACGGATATAGCCAAAGATTCAAATATGTTAATTGCAGTAGTAGCGCCGGATAGAACAGGTGGTACAGAGGATACGATAAAGAAATTCAAGAAGTTCCATCCAGACGGCGAGTTAATACTTTTATAGGAGAACACATGGATAAGAAAGAATATGAGGCAGATTTGCATCGTAGGCAGGAACAGCACTTAAGGGACGTTTACCGTAATATGGGTGTAGGCGATGAGGGTTGGATTCCTTGCATGCACGATCAGTGTCCAGAATGCCTCGGTACTGGAGTCAAGCACGACGGCACTCCGTGTGTTCACAGCATCAGTTGTCCTTGTCCTAGGTGTTCGCCGAGGTGCGATGCTAGGTCTTAAATACACTTGACAGATTTGTAGTTAATGTGGTATAATGTATAATGGAGGTTGAGGTGTCAAAAATACCAGTTTATAAAGCTAAGTTGCGTGGGAAGCTAGAGATTGACGGGGAGCTTGCGTTTATTGGTAGTACGGAAATTAAGACCATTCTGCCAGATCATTTTGATAATTGCATTTTTGAGGTTGAAGTTAAGGTCTTTGAGGAAAAAGACGACAAATCATCATAGTAAGAACGATGAGAGGACAATACATGGCAAAACCAATTTGGCACTATGCGATAGTACAAAGCACATTCGGAGATTATTGGATAGGAAAGACGAAGTTGCCTCTAGTAGAGGACGTTGTATTTGATAACATCCAAGATGCTATTGACGTAGCAAAGGAACTGTTTGAGTCAGATCACCCTGAATTTGATCCTAGCTTGTTTGAAGACGGAGAAGAGGGCAACGACGGAGAGCTTGAAATGAACTACAGGGATATCATAGAGACGTCAGAAGGTTCTGTTGAAACGATTAGCAAGAAACTAGAAAAGCGCATTGTTAAGTCTTACTAATTGATAAGAGAGGGTAACACGAATGTGTCAAAAATGCCTTAGGCGGTTTAAAAGACAGGGCTTAGGTAGGCTAACTTATGGGCAAGTTAAGTTTTATGCCCATCTAATGGTGAAGGGGTTTTCCATTCCGCTTTTTGCAGATAGAAGGGATAATTTTGCAATAGAAGCCCACATTTATAAAATGGAGTTAGCAAAGAGTAATAAGCGGAGAACATAAATATATGAAAATAACTGATAAGCAATGGAGAGCTGCATTAGAGCGTGGAAGAAAGAAAAGATGTATTCACGAACTTGATGTGTTAGGCAAAGTATGCGGAAGGATAAGTGCTGGACAAGGGGAATTGAGGTGTGATTATTATGATAGCGACCGAAGGAAGTGTCCTGATTTTAAGTTAGATACCAGATAACAACCAAGAGGAAGGTGGAGGTAGAATGGCAGATAAAGTTAATGCGTTACCGCCCAAAGAAATTTACGATGTCTTGCACGAGTTTGAAGAAAGAGGAGGCACGTTGCCAGAATCTGTTGATAAGTGGTGGTTTGAGGAAACTAACACAAACGAGATTAAAAGGCAGAAACTTAACATAAGGAGGTAGGTGATACATGCGTATAAAGCAAAAAGGTTTAGTTTCCAAACCAGATGCAATAAGGCGAAAGGTGGAACGCATAATAGATTTGTATTACAAGTTTAGCTATACCCCGGTTGATCGTTGTGTTTATAAAAAGATGAGGGAGTACCTAGTATCTGACTTGATGGAAAAAGTAATTGAACCTATATTGTTTTACAATAGAGTTATAGATGATGCCGACCAAGTTAAGACGTGGCCTAAGTGGAAGCAGGACACAATAATTAGCGCAGACGCGGCTCTGACTGGGCGGTTTGTTAAGCGCGGTAGCAACAAAAGACGAGGAGGACAACGCGATGATTAACACAGGCGATTGGATATTTATTTCTGCGGTACTTGTGTGTTGTGCCTGGAGGAAGATTCATTGGGCATGGTTTTGGATGTTGTTTGTCCTTTATGCCTTTGTCGGGTGTTGATAAACAACAGTAGAGTAGCACCGCTACCCACAGAGAGGAGAAGTGAGATGAAGTTAAGTCCGATAGGAGATGAACCCAATTTAAGTATTTGTTTATCTATCGGACACGATTGGCAACAATTATTTGTAAGTGATAGGGAGTTTAGATTTTGTAATCGCTGTAATCGAGGAGAAAGAAAAGAATACTTTGGAGAAGACACTATATGGGTGGTAAATGAAATTAGGCCCTCAGTTGTTTAAGCCCCCCTCCCCCAAAAAAAAGGAGAGTGAGATGACACCCACCAAGTTCGACAGGAAAGAGATTGAGGAAGCGGTGAGGGTATTAAGCAATGATAAAGTAGCGTATGCGAATTTAGATAGAGCGTTGGCACACAAAACCCTTTTGGAGTTTGCTTCTGCCTACCTCGACAACTCCCTCTCAGAGCGACCGATGATGACGGAGGAAACGCTTGAAGGTGCAATAAAACTTATAGTGTCAATATATTCCAAAGATAAGAATATGAATAAAGCACTTGTTTCTCATTTGAGCATTGCTTTATTGGGTCATATTCCCGCCCCTGAAAAGGTATATTGCCCTGAACCTGAAAAAATATGCCTTCAATGTAATGGTAAAAGGGTTGTGAGTTTTTTAACGGGAATATATGGGTTGATGGTAAGTGTCCTAAATGCGACGGCACAGGTCAAGCCCCACCCCAGAGCGATGCGGGGGCGGAGGTAACGGGCAATAAAGAATTATGGGATTTAATTGTAAATTATTTTCCTGCGTTTGAGGGCGAAATAGGGGGACAAAATAAGCGAGCATTATTTGAACAGGTAGCGAAACTTATGTCAGAGAAAGAAGCCGAGATAGGACGATTGAGGCAGGCGTTGGAGAAGATAGAATATGCTTTGGCACAACCATTAGGCCGCATAAGCCATATTACCCTTGAAGATTATGGAGTAAAAAGACAAGAGATATTGGATATCGCAACCGTCGCTTTGAAAAAGGGGGAGTGAGATGAGCGATATTAAACTGATACTTGGTGACTGCCTTGTTGAGATGAAGAAGATACCAGACAAGTCAATAGACCTTGTGCTGACAAGTCCACCATATAATCTTGGCAGTAATCACCACACAGGGGCGTATAGGCATCAGCCCTATCACGATGATATGCCTGAGCCTATGTATAAGCAACAGCAAATTAGAGTTTTGTCAGAGATATATCGAGTAGTTAAAGATGCGGGCAGTTTACTTTATAACCATAAAAATAGGATAAAAGACGGAAGGCAATTATCTCCGTATGAGTGGTTATTAGAAACTGAATGGGTTATTAAACAAGAGTTGGTGTGGTTCAATGGGTCGCAAAATTTTGACAAGATAAGATTTTATCCGATGACCGAAAGAGTTTATTGGCTTGCGAAGTCGCCTGATACTAAACTATTCAACGCTATAAACGCCCACGATTTATTTAAGTGGACAGCTGAAGGGACAGGTAAAGAACACAAAAGGAGTTTTCCGAAGGTAATGGCTACTGATTTAATACAATGCTTTCCTTCTGCGAAAAACATATTAGACCCCTATTGCGGTAGCGGAACAGTGGGTGTCGCCTGTAAAGAACTCGGCAGAAACTTTATCGGCATAGAAATAGATAAAAACTACTTTGAAATCGCCCAAAGAAGAATAAATAATACAACAGAACCGATGTTATAACCCCAAAGGAGAAATAATGGCAGGGAAGAAGAAGGTAATAATAATGGATAAGCACCTCAAGGAACTATACGATGAATTATGCCAAGCAAGAAAGCCGAGGATTGAGTTTTCGGATGACGAGTTAGGTATGGCAAGACAGGCGATATTTGTTAAGGACAAAGCAATCAATTCTATCTGTAATTTTTTGTATAATTTAGGAATACAAGACACCAAATAATATGAACCTGACAGAGGAGGGAAGATGAGAACAAGTTTATTTTTGATAGGATTTGGATTTTTAGAACTATTAGCCAAGCATTGGAATATTGATTTTAAGATAGGAGCCTTTGGGATGATGGGTATAACTGTATTCTTCATTTATTTATGTATTCTTGACTGGATAGCGGTTTACTGGAATTCAAGATTACATAACTGGAAAGAGGATTAAAAAATAACCCCTGCAAAAAGGAGAGTGAAATATGGATACAGGTTCAGGACATATTTGGAATAAAGAAGAAATTGACATGAGAAATGTTAAGGGTGAATTAGTCGAATGGAAAGTTGGTGAAGAAGTAGAAGTAAAAGGGTGCTTATTTTATGTCCAAGAAATAAAAGTTTTTCCTGAAGATTTAATAGTATTAAAGGGTAAGGCAAAAATAGAAGATAATTCGCCCATTAAAAAACTTTATGAGGAAATTCACGAGAAAGAAGAAAGTCATCATAAAATTCTTGATTTTGCTCGGAACATAAAAAGAAAGTAAATCAATGCCCACCCATAAGAGTGCCAGGGAGATAACTGTTGATAAATTAAACAAGGTTTTATGGTGTGCAAATAATAACTGGTGGAACACTCACGGAGATATGGAAGAAGGTTATATGAGATTTCTCGCACAATCAATTCATAACTATTTAATACGTATTGAGCATATCGCACAGAAATTGGAGGGGAAGGGATGAATAAGGTAGACATTCATCAGGAAATTGAAATAGAAGTCATCAGCGGTGTTGAAGGCCCGTGTATCTCTATTGATTGTTTTAGGGTTGCAGGCCCGAAGCCGTGGGGTGGAGGGAAAGTTATTCACAAGTGGACAGCAACGATAGAAGATATTTTGGACGCTATACCAAATTTGAAGGAGGCTCTTAAATAATATGAACCTGACAGAGGAGGGAAGATAGATGGAAACAAAAGTTTTAAAGAGGTTTGAAGTTAGAGTTGAAGAAATTAGCGGTTGTAGCGATAAGCCCACAATAATGGTTTCTTTTTATGCTTCTGACGGAGGATACATTGGTTCAATAGATGATTTTAAGAGATTAGTTTGCGACAGGGAAATAATGCCTGAAAAAGCACAAGATAACCACAATACCTGCTCTATCGGTAAAAGTCTTAAAGACGGGAAATGGTATGGCTGGTCGCACAGGGCGATATTTGGTTTTCAAATCGGTGATGTTGTTAAAGAGGGGGATTGTTGTGCGACTTCGGGCTGGACAGACGAATACCTTAAAGAACATCCCGAGGAAAATAGGGTGTTGCCCGTAGGATTTACTGCCAAAACAGAGGAAGATTGTAAGCGAATGGCAATAGCATTTGCGGAAAGTGTATCATAATATGCCCACCCATAAGAGTGTAAGGGAGATTTTGAATCCCTTAATCAATTTGCCTACTGAATTTGCCCCTGAAAAATACATAGGTAGAACTTGTATGATATGCGGGTTCCCTTTTGATAAAGAAGTAAGAGAAAAAGCAGTAAGTGAAGCCCTCGTCCAGCTCGCTGAATTGGTGCGGGAAGATAAAGGAAACATATCGGCAGTTATAAATGTTCATTTGAGTTTACATAGGTCAGGATACGACCATAATCCAGTTTCAGATGAAATAGCCAAAGCTATAGTTGAGCATATCACACAGAAATTGGAACAGAAATAGACCGATGAGCAGGTGTGGTGTAACGGGAACATACGCACGCGTTAAACAAGACAGCGAGTCGCGAGGTTCGAGCCCTCGCCCCTGCTCCAAAAAGGAGATGAATGAAGAAATACCAGATTATATATGCCGACCCGCCGTGGGACTTCGGGGGAGGTGGAGTTTATCAGGATGGTGGAAGGGACATCCGCAAGACTTCCGATGAATACACTTTAACAAAGACAGATAAACTAATTGATTTGCCTATAAATAAGATAGCCGACGACAATGCTTTGCTTTTTATGTGGACGACTGACCAGCATATCCCAGACGCATTAAAGTTAATGGAAGCATGGGGTTTTAGATATTGCACCGTTGCATTTTATTGGGTTAAGAAATATCACACAGGTTCGACTTGTTTTAATGTTGGCTGTTGGACAATGAAAAGCGTTGAGCAAGTTCTTCTTGGCTTGCGTGGGAAGCCTATGCACCTAAAGAAAACACGAAATATCAAGCAACTCGTTGAGGCTGAAAGAACTGTTCACAGCAGAAAGCCAGAAGAAGTAAGAAGAAGGATTGTTGAATTGGTTGGTGACATCCCAAGAATAGAACTATTCGCCCGCAAAAAGACCGAAGGTTGGGATGTTTGGGGCAACGAGGTTGAGAGTGATATTACATTAGAAAGGTCGGACACCAAATGAGCCAGTCGAGGAAGGAAATAAAATGACACAGGCAAGGAAGATACGTAGGCATCTCGTTAATACAGACTCCCCATTAGAAATAATGTTTAATTTAGGTGGCTGGAAGATAATTCGCACCCAATTAAAGAAAAAGATATACGATAAAATAGTTATTGAAATAGAACTTCCACATACCGACCGCAAGGTCAGAAAGGACAAGGATAATGCGTAACAAATTGCGGGCAATACTTGAGATGGAATTTTGCCCCGAAGGTCGCCCGTGTGATAAAAAGGAATCTTGTACAGATTGTCGCATAACTCAAATAATTGAATATTTAAAGGCAAAGATGCCTGCAAGGGAGAAGGAGTTAGAATTAAACGAGGGTAACGGTTGGGAGATTGGCAACCGTGTAGGCTTCAACCGAGCTATAGATGCTATGGTTGCCCTATTAGAAGCTGAGCGTGTTTCTCTTTTATATTTAGACGTTAATGATGTGTGTCCTAAATGTGGAGGCAATAAGTGGGCAGGAACGCCGGGAACTACCTCTTGGAACCCCTGCTCCGTTTGTCACGGTACTGGCGTTATTCCTTCTCCAATAGTAGCTGGCGACGAACCTAAAGCGGGCGCGGATGATGTTTATTGCGACGTTTGTGGAAAGAACATGACGTACCGCCATCTTGGTACAACGACGGGCGAATTAGCATATAAAGATACAACCCACACAGCAACTGGGATGCAGGTTATTATGAGATGCAACGACAACAGCCTTAAGGAATTTTACCAGAAGCAACTTGGTCCTTACAAGTTAGATAAACAATACAATATATGTTATGAATGTCTGTTAAGGCGTTTAGGCGTTGTGGTAAAAGATCAAATATAGGAGGATAGTATGTATGAAATATTGATGAATGTAATATTATTTGTAATAACAGTGTTGTTTGTTGCAACTACAGCTTTGTGTTTGTTTACAGTAATTACTCTAATAAAGGTGGGAGTTCAGTGGTTCTGGTCGAATCGATCGCCTAACCAACGTGCGTCTATTGTTGCAAATAACATATATTTGGCACCAGGTAGTAGGCTAGATTGAGCATGGCAGATATCTTTAAACCGGTAACCAATAAAGATGTAGAGGAAAGGCGATCTAAAATGCGGTGGTCTATGGACATACGAGTTATAGGGCTTTCTGAAGAAAACGCGAGGAAACTTCAATATGATCAAGGTATTAAAGATTTAATAATGAATAAGTATGGCGGTTTCGTTGATGTAACTGTAATTTTTAACAACGGTCGATATGGAGATTAATATGGAAGTATTGGATATATGTTTGCTTATAGGTTTGATGGTTGTATTTGAACTAGTTGTCCTCTTTGCTAGGGGTAAGTGGTTTTGCAAACATTTAGGTTGGCACGTAGCTGGAGAACCTCCTCATACCAAAGCAACAGATCCGTTGCACTTTCAGACTTATGCCAAGTGCAAATATTGTGGGAAAGAGTGTATGATAGATAGTCAAGGCAATTTGTTTTAAAGGCATGTTCCACGTGGAACATCGTAGTATACATATGTTATATGTATATAGGAGAATGTGATGAAGAAATATTGTCCTAAATGTAATGCAATGGTTAAATCCAGCATCAAACCCGTTAAGGAAACTTACAATGTTTGGGGTAAGGTAAAAGTTACAGTTGCGGCTCGCGTACTTGTTTGTAATGTTTGCAAGTCCCAAATATTTGATGAAAAATTGGATAGCGTTACCCTTAAGAAGGTATACCGAATAGCTAGGGTTAAAGGAAAGTCTTTGATCCCTAAGAATGATTACTATTGCTATAAACGTTTACAACGTACAAAGGACGGAAAATTTAAAGTTATAGGACAGTGTCCCTTCTGGTCTATTAATAAGGATCTTCCAAAGCAAGCCAACGGGTATTGCTCCTATTTAGGTAAGTTAGATGTAGACATACATATGGATAATGTAATTGCAAACCCTAATAACAGATGGCGCGATCAAAAAGGCAAATTTGCCAAAGATCCAGGCACTTGCAGTAGTTTGCTTTGGGATAGATGCAAAGAGTGTGGTATAAACAGATGAAAATAAGCAACGTAGACGTACGTATACCTTGTGCACCGTTTGCTGATAACCCCTTCGGCATGGAAAGCGTTGCGTTGCCCTCCCATGTTGGGGAAGGTAATGTTATTACATTTACGGTATCCTCTGATGTATCGTGGATGGCTGAGCTTATGGGTATTAAGATTACATATACGCAGGAGGGATAATGGTGGATAGTATTTTCAAGCCAGCATCTGATAAAGATATAGTAGAGAGGCGGATTATTTGGGCATCAAAGTTTACGCCAAGGGAGTTGCGTTGCCTCCAAGAAACTACAACAACGTTGTTGTGGATGGGTAAACCGCGTCCTAGAGGATGGCGGTTTGACAGGAGCACGGAGTCTTATTATAGGCACAATTTAGATGCTATAGTGGAGGAAGCGAACTTTTATGGATACGAATACATGCCTATTACTTGGCGTCAGATACGTAAAGTAAGCCATGATATACATATAATCAGGAAATTGGGTAAAAGGGAGTTAGCAAATGAAGCCGGCTAAAGATCATCCGTGGCGCAGGGAATTTAAGTTTTGTCCTCTGTCTAAGGATGAACGGGACTATATCAATGTACGTAGGGATACGGTAGCGGATATTAGAAAAAAGAAACATTATAAATATTTGGGGCATATAAAATTTGGTCGTTAAGAGGTTATATTGGCGATCCTTAATATTTATGATATGTATTGGGTAGTTGCTACCAAACTATTTATCAATATTTAGTCGTTTAAAGAAGATACCAAGAAGGCTAAAGGAAGCCTATTCCAACAAATGTATACCGACAACGGGGACTGTTTTAAAAATGTACCTGACATAGACTTAGTAAAAGCTTACCGCTTTACCCAAGATCCTACCTGTATTTCTGAATTAATTGATCGGTACAAGTACTTTATTTATAAGACGATAGCTAGGTGGAACGATTCCAACCACTACTGCGTAAAGATAACTGAGTCTGACTTAGATGATGCTAACCAGTGTGCCTATTTGGGCGTTATGATGTTTATGACTAGGACAAAGGATCTTGACCGGGTAAAGAACGTATCCATATCTATGCGATCATACATATACACAGCGCTTAATAAGTATTATAGACACAGAAGTTATGAAAGATATGGCGAGGGTAACGATACATCTGCATATGTACCCACACATATGACGGAGCAAAAGGTTAAGGATATAAACGCTGATAGAGATGTGTTATTATATTTTAAATACTTTTATGGATATAACTATTACAAATTGGCTTTAATGTTAACTAAATCCAAAAACAACAATTTTATGCGAGTAAGTGTAAGTAGGTTAATTAGGAAAAAATTAAATAAGTTTAGGAAGCAAAAAGGTTTATTGTAACAATTCTTTCCCAACGTCCCCACCCGCCGCCCTCACCTTCCCTTTTCACGGGAAGAATAAATTGAGAAACGTCTTTTATATGACAGTATCTAGTAGGTTACATATTTTAATAAAATATGATAACTCAAACAGGCAACTCAATTTACTTTTCTTTGAAAAGTAATCCTGACATTCTATATGGAGAGTATATGTTATCTACGCAACAAGAAGCTAGGCGCATTGCAAATAAGAAATTTAGGAGGAAACTTAAATATAATTATATTAGGAATAAACGCCTAGAACTCAAGAATACCTCAGAAGGCAGACAATTAATACAACAAGTTTATGAAGAAAATATTAAGAAGTATGGCACGTTGACTTGTGAGTTATGCTTTAAGCCAATAGCTTTTGGCGATGATACAGTAGATCATAAGAAATCATTGTACGGTCGTGGTGATAATGTTAGAAGCAACTTACACGTGGCTTGTTCTAATTGTAATAGTAAAAAATTAACTAAATCAGTAAAAACATTCTACCATAGATACAGACTGTTATACAAGAAGAAGTTAGCAGTAGATAATTGCCCTGCATGTATATAGGAAATAATACTTATTATGAATAATTTATTAGTAGACGCTTTAAAAGAGGCTGAATTTCCGGACATGTTGGATGTTGTGTACCTTATCCACGTTTCTAGTGAGCCATTACCAAGCGTCTTACTTTCGTTATCTAAGCAAATACAAGACCTTTCCTATGATGAGTTTGTGCAGAGGTATACTTCAGTTGAGGGCTTGGAGCAATGGCGCCAAGACGTCGGTGAGATAGAGGAGATGGAATTTAACGAGGTTAAGCGCAAGCTAGCGGTCGGAGATAGGCTCTGGGATGAGCGCGATAAATACATCTTGGCTACCATCGCTATTAAGGTTTTGGATAGTTTTACTACAGTTGAGGAAATTATTGGAAACCCAGCGTTGACGCATGCGGTGTTCTTTTACCTGTCTAATACGCCAGATCCAGTTGGAGCGGAGTTTGACGGATTTTATAAAATAGTGGTTCCATTTAAGTTTACCAATATAGAAGCGTTTAAGCAAGCATATACATATGACGTTTGGACAATAGACCATATGGATCCAAACGCGCTTAATATAGATTTAGACGCAATTTTTTATAACGAGTTGTACGCCCAGGCGCGCCCGCCGGAGATGGCAATATATATGGATGTATTGTCAATACCGGTGCTCAAAGAGGTGGTCAATGCTTAGCTTTAACACCTTGATACAGGAAACTATTAAAGTAGATGAAGCATTGTTGGTAGAGAAGGATATCTTCAAACCTGCCTCCAAGAAGGATATACAAGATAGAATGGCTGTAGTGCAAGCTAAAAATCGTCAAGAGTTTATCAATTTGCTTACAAAGCTTGGTGTAGCAAAAGAAGATTTTCCAATGTTTTTGGAGGTTATAGACCTCAATTCTAATGATTATATGGTTGATGATCTTCGATCCATTATAAATCGATTAAACCGTGCAGGGAAGGTTGGTCGCGGTGTTTATACATCAAAACGAGGTCTACCACTATTATCAGAATTACGGACAGAGTTTAATGCTGGCAATGCAATTTATATGCGAGATAACCCAGGTTATGGGGATAGGAAAATATTTATTGTTAGTAAAGAGATTCCTAATTTATACCTTGAAAAGTTAGGATTTACTCTATTAGGAAGATCAATGAATGATGTAAAACCGTTTCTTGCAGAGTTTGATTTAGGTAGGGAGGTTGATCCTAAAATTTTAATAAGTACCTTGTATAGGAAAACTTATTGCGGAACATGTGAAAGGGCAGTTTTAAAAGGTGAGAAGGTATTTTATATACCAAGTAGTCGTGGTTCTTATGGTTCGTCTGTTCTGTGCCTCCAGTGTGCAGAGAAGATTGGTAAGGTGGCTCAAGACATGCTTAAGGCTAAGGTATAATGAATATACATACGGCTATAGGTGCAACTTTACAAGTAAATGAAGACGACATCTTCAAGCCGGCGTCTGACAAAGAAATTAAGCAACGCGACGAAGTATCCGTTGGCAATAGTGAAGATTTAGGATTGGTAAAGGTTGACGACTTATTAGAAATAGTTGAAATAGGTCAGATTGACCCGGCGTATAATAACATAAACGACTGGCTTTGCGACTTTTGGTCCGATTTGTCTTGGACCAAAGCACGGCGTAATAGGGATATTAGGTCTATACTTAACCATCCAAAGTTTGGTGTTATACAGGATTTCTTCTTAGAAAAATATGACTTTGATATGGCAAGAACATTAATCCAAGTATTAGGGCAACCAGTAAACGAGGCTGAGGATATTTTTAAACCAGCATCTGATTCGGATATATCAAAACGTTCGTCTGAGGCATTAGATTTAAAAATTGCGGACGAATTGAAACAAATAAGTTCCTACGATCGTGCTACGTATAACTTAAGAATGTTAGATAACGATGAAGAAAGTTTTATAGCAAACCGTGTACCGAGATCGGCGGGGTATATAGATTTATCATTTGATGAATTTAATAAATTTAATCGCTCTAAACTGATAAAACAATTCAATGCTTTTGATAATCACCGTATAGCTTATATTTATTCTGGACGATATAAAAATATAGATGCATTATTATATGTTGTAGATTATCGTAATATAGGCAATGCTGTAAGAAATATATATTATCATGCCTACATTTGGCCTAAGAAAGCTAACGAATCAGAGGATATTTTTAAGTCCGCATCTAAGTCAGATATTGATGACCGCACTTTAATAGCATTGTCTGCAAGGATGCAACAGGCGCAAACTTTGAGCAAAAAAGGTGCTGTACTGCAATGGGCAGGTGCGGATATTAAAAATTTCCTGCAGAATGCGTTCCCTGATTTCGTAGACGACGTTATATTATCTAATGATCAATTTGATGTTATTCCTAATAAAAAGTTGGTAAAGACTTTTAGGACAAGATGTTCATCGAATCCCTATAAGGCACTATCATCAGTGTCGATGTTTTACTCGGCTCGTATTATGGGTAAAACTGCATTAATTTACAGTGTAAATGTTACAGGTAGACCTAAAAGTGTGATAGGGGCGTATGTTTGGCCGTCTAGGTGGGATAGAACAACGACTACCGTCCAAGGAGCAGACGACAGTGCCTAAAACATTTGAGATATACATTGAAGTAGTCGTAGATATTGATGATGTAGACGAGGTAACTATGGAGGAGTTGGTGCAGGATCAAATAGAGTCTATTGCACCCATCCGTTCCTACCATGTAGTGGATATCAACGCCAAAGAGCACGCTTTTTAAAATGGATATACATACGCTAATAAATGAGACGTTGTTGGTTGAGAAGGGTATATTTCAGCCCATTACGCCTGAGGATCTTAAACAACGGCAGGCAGTTGTGTTGTATAACCAACTTAAAAGCAACTATAAAGATTACAAGAGACCTACTGTTGAATGGGTAAGTGCGCCCGATACTGATGATGACGGAGCTTCCCCTGCTGAGGCAATTCAGCAGTTTCAAATTGCCAATATGCCATCGAAAGTTGCACATATGATGGACTGGGAGTATAACGGCGACTTACTAGAAGACTTAGAAAATGTAAAGTTTCTGAAAAGTATGATTGGTTCTGGGTATACTTATAACTTTTATACTGCTACACTTAAAACTTTTAAGTTGTTAGTATTTACCATTAAGATTAGGGAAATTTGCATTAGAACCTGTGCTTATTTTTGGAAGGCAGCGGATGAATCCGTAAGTGAAGCTGATGTTTTTAAGCCCGCGTCTGCTGATGATGTGGAAAAACGTAAAGTTAAAGCACTTGAACTAATTGGTAAAACAATAACAGTTACTGTATCAATTGAAGACACTGAAGATATTATGAATATAGATGTTGAAACCAAACCAGGTAAAACAAAAGACGTTTACCTTGGTATTGCTGATGCCATACGTGATTATGCACGTGCGTCTGGTGACGTTCAAGACGTAACTACATTTAGATAAAGGTTTTTAAGTATATAAAATGACTGATAAACAAGCAGGTAATGAACACCAAATAGATCTTTCTAAGGTGCGTTGGTTTGAGAACGCAATGGTGTTGGCTCATTCTGATAAATATAGAGTAGGAATTTTTAATTACTTACTTGGTGATAAGGATGTTGATTATTCCGCTTCGGCCTCTGATGAGTTTGATAAGGATAAGCTTCCAAAGACTTTTTTGTATAACAATGATGGTATGATAAGGGGTAGGATATTTAAGTGGGGTAAGTTTAAATACTGTTTGGTTATATACTGTGATGACATTCCGAAGCACTTAGACAGAGATGATACGATCAAAGAGATAGTGGACAAAGTTTTGGAAGTTTCTGGGATTTGTAGGTTTGATTTTATAGTAGATACATCTGGGTATGAAATATGGAAGAACTAATTAAACATATACAAGGTGCGGTAAACGAACAGGAAATAATCCTGCCAAATGCTTGGGAGGTGGCTCACTTTTCTGAGTTAACTTTAGGTGTTTGGTTTTATTCTACTGACAGTAGGCTTTTAGATTACTCTGAGACGGCAACAGGTCATGCGGATGTTGGCTCCTTTAAGACGTACCAAGAACACAAAGACGAAAATTGGATAAGGGGTAGGCTTATTAGGAAGGACAACCTAAACTTCTTGATAGTTTATAAAAAGTTACCTATTGATCAATTGCATGATTTGAAGAGCAAGGTAGAGACGGCTTCCCAAAAAGGTATTGATTATGTAGTCGGGTTTGAAGGTTACGACTTGTTAAGGGAACAGAAACAGAGAGAAAACAATGTCCAAATTTGACGATTTGTTTGATAACATATGCGAAGGTATTCAAAAGTGTACTTTTGTATCTGTAGTTGGTGACGTAAACATTAGAACGGTTGCCAACTTACTCAAAGCATGCGACGTTGACGTTATTGAAATAATCGCCAATACCGTTGTTGTTAAATATGGGCATGGTGAGAAGGCGGAGGATTTAATCTTAAGGTATATACCTAACGCTTCCGTTCGCTTGCAGACTCTAGTACTTAGGACTAAAGATTGATGGATATACATACGGCAATAGCGGAAACTATTACAGTCAACTTAGATGAAGCTGACATCTTTAAGGCAGCATCTTCAGATGAGATTAACACCCGCGCCTACGAGTTTGCTAAGGTTAATAATGTTAAGTACCCCGCAGTTATTACTAAAAAGTTTACAAAGGATAAAGCTTACACAGATGCATTAAGGGGCGCTTTTCCGTCTCATAGTTCTATTGTTAAGCTTATTAATATAATATCAGAACATGGCATTGCGATTTCGTCTGTAAAAATAAGACCAACCTACTTTGGCATTTACTTCTACCATAGCGAGACAACAACCAAAACGCAGGGGTTAATTGCTAAAATTGTGCAGGAGTTTTCTGGTATAAAAGTTACTCCTCAAACAGGGTGGCACGACACCAATACAAATGTTGGAATAATAATTTCACCCGAAATGAGTCGCATGCGCTATAACTTTGATGAGTCAGTAAGGTTAGATGAAGAGGACATCTTTAAGCCCGCTTCCAGAGAGGACGTAAAGCAAAGGCGTAAAATTAGCAACAACCCAGATAAATACGCTTGGAATGTAGCGCTTAGAGATATTATACAAAAATTTAAGGGTGGATCTAGTGAACCTTTGGATGGCGATGAAGTAGATGTTTTGGTGGAACTGTTGCGCAGGAAAATAAACTACATGGAAGGCAATATTACTGCTGATGAATATTTAGGCGAGTCTGCGATTATTGAGGATGACGTCTTTAAGCCTGCTACGCCTGAGGATGTTGCAAACAGGGATGCAACAAACCCTGACCCTAAATGGGATTATGGCAGGTTGTTTAGTACCTTTCCACACCAAGTAGATCTTTTAGAGGCGCGCGGGCTTATGCCGGATGTAGATCCTACTGGTCGCATTTTGGGGTTTATTGATAGGGGTACTGACGATATTCTTTCTTATGGGGATTTGCCAAGAGCTATTGAGGATATAACGGCAGAGATATTAGAAGCTGCTACCACGTTAGAGAATGCAGTAAGGAAACATTAGATATATGCATACGCTTATAGCTGAAACATTAAAAATAAACGAAGAAGACATTTTTAAACCTGCAACTACAGAAGATATTAAGCAACGTGCAGGTATTAAGTTGTATGCAGATATGAAGGATGTGTATGCGGATTGGTCTAAGAAGCGGTTAAAGCCCAAAATTCTTTCGTTTGCAGACTGTCCGCTGAAAACATTTATAGTGCAACATACGCCAAAGCAGGTTGGACATATTGTTATAGGAAGCGAACAGAATTTTAAGAGGTTGGAAAACGTTAAGGAATTAGGCGATTTTAAATGGGGCAACAATGTGAATACCTTTTACTCTGCTAGTTATAAAGATTATAATTTACTAGTATGGCATCCACAAACTGATTATAAATCTGACTACTATGCGTATGTATGGCCCAAGCAATTGTCTGAAGCGGAAATCTTTAAGCCAGTTACAAAAGAAGAAGTGTATGCGAGGCAGGTTTCTAGGTTTAAGAAATTGGATATAAGTAAGTTTGAAACAAGAGATGATTATGTAAAAGCAATGCAACCCCCATACATACGCCTATGGGACGGTATTTACCCAGAAGACGAACGGTTGCGCTTTGATACTGTGTTTGCCTATGGTGCAGTGCCAGGCATCCAGCCTTCTCCTCATCTAGAATATATATGGCATGCTATTGAGGTAGTGTCTAATAAGGAAACAGGTAAGCTTTTGGCGGTTTGGGATTTGGGTGAATATAATGATGCTGGAGATGCTGAGAGCGCCTTACACGGTTTTAGTCCTAAATTTATTATTGATGACTTAAAGTTGCAGGGTCTTATAGAAGCTAGAGATATTTTTAAGCCTATTTCTGATGAGGAAGTTGCACAACGCTATGCGTTAAACCCACACAAGCTAATTAAAATAACGTCCTTAGATCAGTTGAAGCAATTGGCTAGTGGTGAGACAGCTATAGATGTTAGGATCCTTATTGGTGGCGGAATGATAAGGTCTAGCAAGCGTGTTAGTTATGATCCAGTTGCTGATGAGTGGTGGATATTTAGCTATATGGATGATAGTGAAACTAGCGCAATTGAGGATACTAACATCCTGCAAGCCATTGAAAAAGGTACGTTGATATACGATCCTGCGTCTAATGAGTCTATTGTGTCTGAAAGAGATATCTTCCAACCTGCTTCCGATGAGGATATAAAGCAACGCGAGGAAACTAAAAAGATGCAGTGGGTTGATAGGTTTATGGGCGATAGGTTTATGAGCGACCTGGAAGAGCATCCTGGGTACGTTTTCTATAGAGCTGTGTCGAATGCGGAAGAGCTACACAATTACTATATTGAGAATGGTGATTTGCCGGATTCGGAATCGTTTCAAAAGATGGAAGCGGGCGATGAGGCTTTAGCAAAAGCGCACGGCGGATTTATTGCCACAGAAATTTTTGCCTTTTCCGAAGAAGAGTGGAACCAAGTACCTAAGACGTTAAAGCAAGCTTTGGGTATAAATGAAGCTAACATCTTCAAACCGGCTAGTGATGCAGATTGTTTGGATAGGAGCAGGCAACAGGCGGCGGTTTATGCCGCAGAGAGGGCAGCAGAGAAAGCTAAGAAGGTAGCGTATTACGCTTCTATACCCTACACGTATGAACAAATAACTGCGTTACCACAGTATAAGAAGATAATGGCGCTTGATAACGGCTTGAGTACATCAACTGCTGATAGGGAAACTGTTAAAGATCTAACTAGTGATATAATGAAGAAACATAAGTCTACCAAGTTTAGGTTGATTTATGGATGGAAAGATTGGAACTTTAAAGATTACTTTGTGAGGGCTAACGGTTATATAAGTACGCATCCAATTCCGCCTACTGGGTACAATTCCGTGTTGAGAAGTAAAGACAAAGGTGCGGCGACAACCTTGGCTGAGTATGGTGGTCTTTTAGATGACTTGTACAAAATAATGGTTAGGAAGTTGCAGAAGCACGGTGTAAAGGTTAGCTAAAGATGAATATGACCAAACTTTTAGGTGATATACTAGTAGAAGGCGTGCAACCGGCTCAGAAGCACGTCCTGCGTAGGACTACAGAGGCAATGGAGTCTGGAGTAACCTTTGAAACTGGCGGCGATGCTTTGGGCAAGGAATACCACGGATATATCGTTGCTTATGATAAATCAGGTAAAAAGATAGGGTATGTGGATTATTCAGTGTATCAAGGGGAAACTTCAGTAAAGATGGTGCAGGTTAATCCAGAATATCGGCGTCAAGGTTATGGGTTGCTTTTACTTAATAAGTTACAAGATCAGTCGGATACTCCTATTACTATACAAGGTAACTTTGCTACAACTGAAGGTGAGGGGTTATGGAACAAATTTAAAAATCAGGTTGCCCCTATAACTGAGGCAAGGGTTTTTAAGGCACCGAGTGAGAAAGAAATTAAAGCCAGACATAAAGAATTGATGGACAAATATAAGTTGACTCCAGACATGATGCAGAAGTTGAGACAGGCATTTGCTTGGCAAGAAGCTCAAAATATGCGCGAAGATCCAGATATAGATTTCTTTTACGATATGTTTTATGATAGTCAAGCAGGGTGGAAGGATCAACCAGACTACCAAGTTTTGCTTGAGTTGATTTCACAGGCTGAAGATTCTGGTGAGACTCCAGAAGAATATGCTAAAGGTTTGTTTGTAGAGTTTGATATTAAGTAAGGTGCATAATGAGTAAAGCATTTGAGAATTTTGTAAATTCAGTGCAAAGCAGTCTAAACGAACGCATCATTTCTGTAACTGGGGAGTGGGCAGTTGCTGTTGATTATTTAATAACTACCTACTTGAAGAAGAAGTGGAATATTGTAGATGATGATGAGGTTTATGATTTAATAGATGATGTTGATTTAATTGCCAAGGATTTATCTGCTGAGATTAAAGCAGAAGGAGCTAAAGGCGTTAAGGTAACCAACGTAGAGTTTGTAGAGACTGATTCTAGTAATTGGTCCCACGCTGGTGTATATTATAATGTAACCCTTACTGGTCAACCTAGTGAGATAGGTAAAGTTTTTGGACCAAATAAGTTAATTTTAGACCTAGACACAGAAAATTTAGAGGATCAATGAACGAAGTAGAACAAATGTCTAAACATATAAGCGAGACGGTTGAAGCTTTGGATATAGATCCGAAGTTTTTGTTGGGGCTGTCTCACAAGGCGGATAATGTAAGGTGTATATGGTGGTATTCCTTAATTACAGGTGAGTTTAGGAGCTCTACTAACCCCAAAGACACCCACCATACAGAAACATTTAAAGACATATCCTATAAATCTAAATGGATTAGGGGTCGCGTTGCTGAATATAAAGGCAAACTTTTCTTGATGATTTATATAGGGTTTATGGATCGGTTTACTCCTACTCAGCTTTTAGATTTGGTTGATAAGGCGTCCATGAAAGTTAAAACACCGATTGTATATATAATAAATCAAGATGGGGAAGATTTGTCTGACTTGTTAGAATCTGTCGATCAGGGTATTAAAGATAGGTTTGGGATAAAAGAGTTAAAACTGTCGGATGGAGGATGCAAATGATAAATATACCAGAAATACCTTTAGAGAACTTTCAGGTACCAGAGGACGAGGTGACGTCTGCTTTAGGTCTTATAAATACTTACGAAGGTTCGCTAGACTTTGGCGTTATAGGATCGGGGCAAGCGGGGTGTCGGATAGCTAAGTCGTTCTTTGATTTAGGTTATCAGAAGTCTATAGCAGTGAATACATCATTGTCTGATTTGAACCCGTTGGAGATGCCTGCAGAGCAAAAGCTTAGGATAGGGCATCTTGAGGGATCTGGCAAGTCGATGGAGAAAGGCGCTAGGGCTGCACAGGAATCTTCACAACAAGTGTTTGATAAGATGCGCCAAGTTTTTGGTAATGTTGATAAGATAATTATATGTGTTGGGTTTGGTGGTGGTACAGGTGCAGGATCGTGTCCCGTGCTTATATCGATTGCTACAAAGTATTTGGATTATTTGAAGCATGTAAATCCTGCAAAAGACGTAATAGTTATTGCGGCGTTACCTACGGATGGGGAGCTTAAGTCGGCTACAATACAAGTGAACAACAAAAAAGTTCAAGAAGATATGTTTGACATAGCAGATCAAGGATTGATAGGGCCTGTTATTTTGATAGATAACGCTAAGATAGAGAAGCTTTATAGAGGCATTCCACCAACTAAGTTTTGGCCTTCTATAAATGATACTATAACAGGTTTGTTCCAGATGTTTAATTACTTATCTAAGCAGGAGTCTGGATATACAACCTTTGATAGGGAAGACTATAAAACAGTTCTTACTACTCCGGGGCTAGCAGTTTTGGGCGTTACTAGGGTAGACTTAGGCAAGGATGAACAGTTGTCGCAGGCTTTACAAGATAACCTAAAGAAGACGTTGTTAGCTGATATGGTTGATTATACTACTGCTAGGGAATCGGCATGCGTTGTTGTTGCTGGTACTGAAGTTATGGATACGATTTCAATGGATGTTATAAACTACGGGTTTGATACCATTTCTAACCTAATAGGCAATGCCAATGTGCATAGAGGTCTTTATGATACGGATGGCGACCTGATTAGGGCGTATACGATGATTACTGGGTGTAGCCCTGTAGTAAATAGAGGGAAGATATAATGAACGAAGTCGAACGTTTGTCTGCATATATAAAAGAGCACGTAAATCAACCGCCCTTAAAGAGGTTTGTTAAAGAGGCGATAGACATAGACCCGCGCTTGCTTATTATGGCTGGACATAACCCTAACAACGTTAAATATGTTTGGTACTACGATAGTGCTTCAAATAAAATAATTGGGTCTTATAAGTCAAAGTCTCACGATGATCAAGAGTTTGCTGATATCTCTAGCAAAAGTGATGTAACTAGAGGCAGGGTGTTTGAATACAATGGTGAGACATACTTAATTATATATGGAGCAATAGCGGCCGCAAGGAATCCCACCCCCGAAG